ATCGTTCCGGCTGGTATAAGTTTATCCCCGACGAGGGCGGGAATTTGCGAGTCCGCGACCACCTCCCAAAGCAACCCTTCCAACTCGCCTTCCTTCTCGATCAATCGCCAGCGAAGCGTCTCGCTGGAGATACAATCCGCTACCGCCGCAGCCTCCTTGCTTATCAAGAAACGTCTACACGTTACACTGGCAATTCCATTGGCATCAAGGTATATTGCCATATCGCTGACGAGTTGCCCCTGCATCCCCAACGCGGATAGGATGTCCACCGCGAGTTGGTCAGACATTCCAAGCGGGGCGGCCTTTTTATCGTGGGACTCGTGGAAGGCGGTGTATTCCCCACGTCGTTTTCCCAAGAGAAAACCCGCGATGGCCGCCAAAATAAGTGCTAATGCACATTCTGAGAGCACAATTGCTGTTTCCATACTACTTCTCCTTACTGCGCCCGTATTCGACCCGCCCCGCCAGGAATCCGAAACAGCGCGTGATAGGGGCGGCAGCATATCCGCGCCGACAGTTTTCGTAATTCTCTTGTGCAGTTGGACAATTGTATGCCTCTTTTAACTTGTCCACCTCCTCGCTTGAAAGGGTAGGGGCAAGGAGCCAAATATCTCCCTCCGTTACAAGCCGGGCACATCGCCAGCACAAACAGATACTATGGCGAAGTCCCTCGCCAAGTTCATCCGCGACGCATGGAACACCATGCCATACCATGTCCAAGTTCTTTCCAGCGCCCTTCTCATCTTTAGTCTTCGCGCCCATTTCTATCCTCCTCATCCTCGTCGGGCATAATAGGCAGTCCCAGCCGCTTGGCAAGCCATCGCGCTTGCCACTCACGCTCTGCGACACAGGCGGCGGTTGGCTCATCAATGGCAGAGGTAAAGGCAGCGTTGGCGGCGTTCTTGGCAGCAGCGCGGGCGTAGAGGGCGGCATAAGAGGTATAGGCATCGGAGGCGAGGCGGGAACGAGAGGCATTGTCGGCGCAAGCATCGGCGCAAGAAATGGCATTCTCGACATAAGGGGGACTATCGGAACATCTTTTCGCCAGCTCCACGCACGCTCTAGCGAGGTGGGCACGAGAGGTATTGAAGGCGCAAGCATCGGCACAAGAAATGGCATTCTCGACATAAAAGGGACTATCGGAATATCTTTTCGCCCGCTCCGCACACGCTCTGGCGAATACTGCCATTACGGCGGGTGTCCAGGCAGCGATGGCCCGCCCAACCTTGGCCTCCCGCGCCAGAGTTTTGTCGCAATCCACCAGAACTTGCCCCCGCACCTGAGCAGGATGGATACATTCCCCTATCCAATAGGGCAACTGCCAGATTGTCACCACATGATAGCCCCGCTTACACGGTACAAGTTTCCCCAAGATGGGTAGCATCCACTCCCCCCACTCTTCACCTTCCGCCGGGAGTGGCCATTGCACGTCCGAGTGTGGGCCTAAACCCCCCGCTCGCAACACCTTGTAGTAGTAGGTCATTGTCCCTTCCCGCCCTCACTGGGGCTAAGTATCTCTGCCATATCCAAAATAGGCGGCCACAACGCCCCCATTAGGTAGATGGTGATGCCCCTCATAATCTCCTCGCGCGAAATGCCAAGTGCCACCGCCTCTTTGCTCACCGCCACCGCCAGGGATTCTATCTCCCCATCGGATAGGCCAAGATTGCGCAGGTCGGCGACTAAGCCCGCTTCTGGTATTTCTGCACATTTCACCATCTTCCACCCTTGAAAATCGGTAACGATATTATGGAATATCACGATTGGGCAGGCTGATCAGCGGGGGTAGTGCGCGAGATGCCCCGCCAAGCACACGGGACAGACCAGATGTTGATATTCGTCCGGCGTTCTTCCCCAACCCCATTCTGCCAAATCTACCGGAAGGTCGAGGCGACCGGAATTGGGCCTAACAATCCACGTCTTCCCACAATCGTAACATATTATGACATACCCTACATTGACTACCCCGCGATGGAATAGCCCCCGTTGGGTAGCTTGCACTTCTATAAGGCAGCCCGATTTCTCATTTCCCATTGTCCCCTCCTATCACCTAACCGCCCGCCCTGCTGTCGGGCAATAGCCATACTACCACCCGCCATGAGACGAAATACTCGTCTCTACCCTCATACAGTACCGTATTGACAACCGCCCGGTCTGGCATGGATTGCCAGTGGTGACTCGTAACCACCCATCCGGGCGCTGGCGTATTGGCAATATCCACCGCCCGGCCCTGTATCTGGAAGATGGCCCGCCAATTGTTAATCGTCTCCGGGTCGTAACCCTCGCGAGTTATGACCGCCTGGAGATACATCCGCAGAACGCGCTCCGCATATCCCCGCGATTCGCGTGAGGCGGCGAACTCGGAGCCGCCATTGTAGAGCGCCAGCGCGTGGAAGATGTCCCCATCCGCCATCTCGATAGCGTTCTGCAAAACCCACGTTCCCCATGCCATATTCCTGTCCGGGTCGCGGAGTGCTTCGGTGGCGGCGGGGGCGTTGTATCCCAGGTGGAATGGCATGACCTGCATTAAGCCGACCGCCCCGGCGGGGCTAATCTCATCGGCATCCCCGCCGCTTTCGCACACGATGAGGGCAGCGAGGAAATTAGGGTCAATGTTAATCCGGTCGGCATAGCGCAGAATGAGCGGTTCCCACTGGCGTATTTCGTGCCACCAGTAGTAAGGGGAAAGAGCAGTAGGGCGTACCACCGGGAGCAAAACGAGAAGGGACAAGGTTGAGAAAAGGCGACCCAATACCCTATTCATTCCACCCCCTTGCGGTGCTCAGCAGCACCCCCTGCAATTTCCGCAACCGCTTTAGCGCCCGCCGCGCTTGCTTTGCCGATAGGCGGCTTCTGTCAGCCCGCGCGACGGCTTCCTGAAATAGATACGCTCGGCGAGCCTCCTGGATGCGAGCGCACAACTCGTCAATATCGCGCATATCATCCCACCCCCGGCAGGGTTAATTGCCCCGCGTCGTATTCGCAATCGGCGCGTGTCCGTGGGGCGTGTCCCGGTTCGAACATCTTGCCCGGCCCACCAGTGTAGCCGGCCCTACGCCAGACTTCCACCCAGCAATCTTGCTCGTCCCATTCCGGCATCATCTCATCAAGTACCAACACTATCTCATAGGTCGGCGGCGATGGGGGTAAAAAGCGCCCCTCGGAGGTTATGCCATTGTGTGCCGGACAGTGCTTTTCTACTCGCCAAGTTAATCGCCTGAAAGTATCGGCTGACCTTATACCCGGCGGTTCGACCCAGGAGAACACAAAGCCGATGGGAGGTAAATCGTCCGCCCACTTCTGGTTATCCCCCCTCACCACCCGTTCCACTGATTACCCCCCTCTACTTTGTATCCCCTCGTCAAGACGCGGTATTAACTCCTCAAAAATTCGAGGCAACCGCCGATGATAATCGGGAATGCTATCTGGGCGAAGGCTTTCGCCGCATTCGGCGTCCTGCCGAACGACGTTATAGGATACCTCCATAGCGTCTCGTAGTTCTTGAAGCAACTTCTTGGATTGCCCCGCCAAGAGCCATGTAAACAATATATCCAGCCTATCCACTTCCCTTTCTCCCCTATCCAAACCAAACCCGCTCCTCGACAGGCCAAAACGCCATCGCCGCCGCGTCACCCGCGTCCGTTGAGCGCCCTATTCGCTTGCGGATGTCGTCTTTGCTCTCCATGATGATGCGCCCGCCCGAAGTCGTCCGCCAATGCAGCGCCGCCAGGTCGCCGACCAGCCGCTTGTCGTCCGGCAGCGCAATCGGGAACGGGTTATCCGGGCCAAGTAGTTCCATCAAATTCCAGAACATGGCGGCCCTCAGGTTGGCAAACTGGAGTTCGCCCGATTTATCCGACCAGCCTGTCGCTTCCGCCGCATTAAACGCCATGAGACGTTCTCCAAATCCCATCTCCCGCAGGCGGTCAACCACGCCCGCCCCGATACCGATTACGTCCACCGTCGCCACCACGCCCGGATTACCCTCCAGAATCCGCCGGATAAGCCCGGACGTTTGCATGGTGTCGAGCGAGCCGTACAATTCGATTTCCGACAGGTGGCGGCTATCGAAAACATACGCGAGCGCCGTGTTATCCGCCCCGAAACGGGCAATGTCCGCGCCGACCCGCAATAGCGTTCCGGGGCGGCCCTTGTCATTCCATTCATGCCAGCGTTCGATAGCGGCTTCTATCCAGGCAAGTGGAATGAGGCCGCCCGCCTCCGGTGCGAACTCGCCGAGCACCCGCGTGACGAAAACCGGGTTTCCCTCACCCCACTGCCGACGACGCTCCTCGACCCATTCCGCACTGACGCGCCCGGCAGCGATAGCCTCATCAACCGTGACGTGGCGCGTCCACCAGTTTTCGTAACCGGGCGCGTGAGTATGAATATCATGGAAACGCCCAACCGGGTCGCCTGGAGTTGAGATGGCAACTGCGAATGCCTCACGCCCCGTATCCTCACCCGCTCCTGCGAACGCCCCTTCCGCCGCATCCCATATCGTTGCGGGGATGGCTTTGGCCTCATCAAAAATGTACAGCACGCGGTTGGCGTGTGCCCCCTCAATTTTTGCAGGGTCAGACACCGCCGCCGCGAAGCCCTCGCAACTGGAAGAGAGTTTCAAGCTCAGATTAAGCAACTCGTCCGGGGAAAACGGTGGGCGGCCAATCCGGTCCCAATTCAACCGCCCGGCCCATTTGTGAACTTCCGGCCACAGGAACTTACTTAACTGACGCCAGGTCGAGGCCGTCGTGATGACCTTCACGTCATCCGACGTTAAAACGCCCCACAATACCAGCCAAGCGGCAAACGCAGTTTTCCCCAGGCCGTGAGGGCCGCGCATGGATATGCGCTTGTAGGGGATGAGCGCCTGTAGGGCCTCGTCCTGGTAGGGTGTCGGAAATTCCTTCGGAGGAAAGCGCAGGCAATCGTGTACGAACTCAAGGGGCGCGTGATGATACTGGCTTCGGAATTGCGCGTTAGCGAGGTTCGGCGGGGGTGGCCTGTGGGGGATTTTAAGCCCCCTGCGGGCCATCTCCTGTTCCATCAGTGCTAACTGCCGCAACCTGTTCAATGAGGTCGTGGTATCTACGCAATAAGTCATCGTCGCTCAATGCCATCATCTCGATGGCCTCTGTGGGCAAACCGCGTAGAAGTCGCTCTTGGCGAACTCCTACCTCAATATACCGCAAAACATCGGAAAAGGACAAGCCCTCCCAAGCCTTCGCATCCAGCATTTGGTAAAGTCGCCTGGACGCCATCTGCAATACCCCGCGTACAAGGGTGAGATGGCGGTCGTTCATCTCTCGAATGGAGGCCAACTCCTGCGCAAGCCGCTCCTGGCGCATGACCTCGTCCCACGCTTCGGCGCGGTATTTCCAGCGATACTCCTCGGCTGTCGTGTACCACGTGTCAGGAGCCTTCTTCGCAGTCCGGGCATTCGCTCTCCCCTTTTCTTCCAGCCAAAGCCGATAGGCTTCCAGAATACTGCGTTCCGGCCCCAACGGGCGGTAATAGCGGTCGAAACGATTGAACCAAAACGGGTCTTCCGGCTCCATCCCGTCGCGTTCTTCTTCGATGCGTTCCCAAATGGGCTTAGTCATACATCAATCCGCCAGTCGGCGACCAAATCCACCCTCATAAACATATCCCACCCGACCAGCATCATCGTATACGTCAGCCCTGTCCACAGACCACCCCGGCGTCTTTTCTGGATAGGCTCGCGCCAGCCCATTCCATTTATAAACAAAATCGTTATCCTCCAGCCGACTTGGAAGCAGCGCCCCCTGGAAATATCGAAGTGGGCCGCGTCCCCCACGTAAGTCATTCCACGTTTTTTTAAGGACATCACTCCAATAGGTATGGCGCTGTTTGAAGGCTGCCTTCGGCCCGACACCTGGATAAACCAACCCAGCCAATCGGCAGGTGTAAGCCCAGGCCGGGATTATGTCATTGAACCGCAACTCTCGCCCATCGTGCTGTGCCAATAGGAGTTGGTTCGTGGCGCTTTCGCGCTGCCAATTCCCGAATACCGGGTCGTCGGGGAGGATACCACAACAGCATCCTGTATCACCGAGTTGTTTCCAAACCGGGTCGCTGATGCCGACCACGAGGCCACACTCATGTGAGACGTTGCGAACAGCGTGCATAATGTCTTCTGTCCACGTGTACGAGGGACGCATACAGGCAATACGCGGCCCGAATGATGAATACAGGCGAGTAAAGTCCAGCCCTATCAGATGGGAGAGGGCTTGCCATCGGCGGCGCACGTCACGATTTTGTATACCCGGTACAAACGCGACCTCGTAGCTGACGGCACAAGCGCCCGCCCGCGCCGCCTGTTCAATCAAGGTTCGATAGGCGGTAGGGTAATGCGCTGTCCTATCTGATACCATCGGTAGCATAGGTCGGAAACGCAATGAGGTTTTCACACCAATCGCGGATAGGGCCGCCATCGTCTGCAAGCGTTCGGAGGCGAGCGGGGCGCGGCGGTCTATACGGCTTAGCAGGTCATCATCCGGTGAGATGGTTGAGAACGCAACCCAAAATAGCTCCGGCGCGGCAGAAAGGGCGTCAAGATATTCCGGCTGCTGTAAGACGATCCCTTTTGTACTCATCCTGACGGGCTGGCGGTAACGGACAGCCAATTTAATGAACTCCAGAAGCCACCCTTGATTACGCTCGATATTATCGCAGGGGTCATTGATAGCCCCCAACCGGATTGGACAGGGATAGTTAAAGCCGCGTCCCACCAAATCGTAGCGAAGGGCCTGGCGGTAGCGTGCCCCGCCCTCGCCACCTTCCCCGGCAAAAATACGTTCCAGGGTGGGCAGGGACATCTGCCCTATTGGATTTTGCACCTGGGCCGCGTGCTGCATGAGATTGTCTGAAAAACAGTAGCGACAAGCAAACGAGCAGTGGCTATGACTATCAATGGAAACTGGCAGGGCACAATCAAAGCCATCCGACGTGAACCGAATCCCGGAATAGCGGGGCAAATTGGCGCGTATTGCCTGACACCTTTCGCCGCCTTTGCACTCACGGCATTCCGCACATATTGCGCCACGTCCAAGTCGTTCATAGCGGGGGCTGGCTCTTTTATTTCCGCTCACCCAACTCCTCCTCTAAGTCTCGATAAAAAGCCGGGAGCGCCCTACGCCTTTTTCTGTTGGCTGTCGTAGACAATAGGGCAAGATGCAACCGTTTCGTGCCAGCCACTAATTGTTGCGCCCCGCGCCGCCAACGAAATCCCGGCACCTTGACAGCCCAGTCCCCAAACGCATTTATGCTAACTGTCTTGAGACGAGGGTGGTTGATATCTGACCAGGATAGGCCCATCAGGTAAACCACAATACCTGGATGCCGATAGGGGAAGACAGTTCTCACCCCTTTGGAGGCATACAGTCTTTGTTGTGTCATCATGCAGTCGTCGTCAGCGTCCTGAAGGTGCGCTGCCCGCATCTTGTCGAAATTCGACCTACTCTCAAAAACCCGGAAGGCCAAATTCTCGTGATGATAAGACCCCAAAAGCGCGTCAACACCAGAGCCGTTGAGGACAAGCGGCTCTTGTACGTACGGAGCCACATAGAGATGCCCGTGCATACATTGGAGTGCCACTTGACCACGAACTCCAAGCCGCAATAGCGTTCGAATCGCCGCCAATGCCTTGTCGGGAGCCGCCGGGATTACAATCTCCTCCAACCGAAGCCCAAAAGCCGCCGTTAACCGTAGCGCCTGTTTCCTATCAAAGCTCGGCTCGTTTTCCACACTGTAGGTGTAGCAATGAGGCGACAGGCCCAATTCCAGGCAAGCAAAGAGCAAGCAACTACTATCAATCCCGCCACTCAAAAGCAATGCCACTGGGGCCGCCGGAGAACAGGTTTCCCGAATGGCCTTAATCAGAAGTTTCTTCAGCATTCTCTACCGCTTGTCGAATAGCGCGTTCGAAGAATGCGCCGTCTAATTCGTGCGCTCCAGTTAGATAGGGCCGAAGCAGCGCGGTCAGCCCTTTGAACAATTCCTCATCCTTATAGAACTCGACGTAAAACCATTGTTCATTCCCTTCCGCCCCTCCTCTCTGCGCCCCTTCAAATTCCTCGACAATTCCACTGAACTCTGGCTGGAGAAATTCGTGGAACTTCCGCATTTCCTCGATATCATCACTATCCAGCGCCAGCGTCCCATCACCGCTTTCCGCTAACTCCTCCAGGAGTGCCGCGAAGGCTTGCTCATCCCACAATTTTTCAAATTCCCAGGGCTGGAAATCTCCTCCCGACAATGTAAGATTGTTGTGGTCGAGCGCAAACCGCTTCGCCAGCGATTCCGACTCCGAATCCACCCCGACCAGGAGCGGGATGGCCCAATAGCCCGTTTCGCGCTGGCGGCCAACCCCACGCGGCGGGGCGTCACCCGGCTTGGCTTGCTGCTCCAGCCACCAAACCGCCGCCACCCGCCCGTTCCCGTAGATAATCGCCTCCAGTCTGGAATCATAAGCCGCCGGGTCGCGGAAGCCGTTCTCAACGATGGACTGCGCGAGCAGGCCGATGTCGTGTTTTTTGGGGTTTTGCTTCCAGAGGAGTTGAACCACGTCACGCACTAAAATCCAAATCAGCCGAGGGCCGTCGGGGATTTCCAGCGCCCCGTCCGGGAGTTCGTTAGGTAGATTAGTCATTACACCTCTCCACGCCCTTGTGGGGCCATTAAAAAATAGTGCGGGGGCCAGGAATTGAACCGGGCGTAGGCCATTTTTCTATGCGCCTCTCCGCGCCCCTCGTGCGCCCCCCGCAAACAACACCTTATGATACCCCTCAGCGTGTATACGCCCTGTATACAGTGTATACAAGGTGTACACCTCCACTATCTATAGGCGGTGGCGGCTTTCCCGCAAAGAGCCGGGCTATCAAGCCCCCCCCTGCGCCAACTTCATCGGCGCTGAAGTAGCCGCGACTGGATTGTATTGGCCGCTCCAGGATTTCTCGCCGTCACCGGAGCGCCGCGCCGACCATGCCGCCAGGCGAGCAGCCACCGCCCGTTCCGCACGGAACACCTAAAAAAGAAGGGCGCGGAAATCGCGCCCTCCAAACGTTTGACGCCGCCGTCGGTGGGCGACACCCTCAATATATCACACCTCAGCATTTATGGCAAGCAAGTCGTGGATAAATCCGACCAGGTTTCTGAGAATCGCCCAAAATCTCTTGACATTTATCACTGGTGTGATATAATATAGTTGTAGGACGAGGATGGGCCTCGTAATCAAAACGGTGGACACGGGTGTGTTCACCCCCAAATTGCCAAGTGGCAAGGAAAGGGACTGCAATGAGAATCGCAACGGGAAAAGATGCGTCCTGGCAGAAATGGCAGGACAACAATAAGAAGGATTATGGGGCGGTCATTATCAGATACGCGGAGGCATGGGCGAATCTGATGGAAGCCAAGCTCGAATCCGAATGGGACGGCGTGCTCGAAGGGCGCGTCTTCTCGGACGACCGTTTTGCCGAAATCGCCAAAGCGACCTCCTACGAGGCCAACACTGAGGGGATAACGGGATTCATGTACGGGGCGGCGGTGCAGGTTCTGGCCGATTGCTGGATTTTCGGTGAACAACTCCGGCGCTGGCATAATCTCGCCACTCAGATTCACAACGAGGGCGAAGCCGCAAACGAGAAGCCGGGCGCGGTACTCAATCCGGCCCTGCTGAGCATTGGCGTCGGGAAGTCCGACGAGGCGGCCTAATTGAATGGTAGGGGGCGGGCCGAGCACCCGCCCCCGCCGACCTGATAGGAGGGCGGTGTGATGAAATACAGTGATAGTCGAAAGGCGCGAAATAGGGCAACCCTTTCAACCTACGCCAGCGCCGAGGCCCCGGCGGCGCGTCATGCCCGCAGGCTCAAAGAGGCGATGGTGAACCTAGCCGATACGCGAACGTGGTGTGACAAGAACGGTTGGCAACTTGATGTATTCAATAACGGTCACCATTGGGTGTTTCAAAAGGGGGCCATCACTGGTGAGTGGTGGCCGTCATCAGCCAAACTTGTGATAAGCAAGTCCTGGCAACGCGGTATTCACTGCCATGATTGGCGACAGGTTGTGGCTGAATTGAAAGTCATTGAGGGTGAGGAGAAGTAAATATCCCCTGACCAATTTTCCAGAAATCGCCTTTTGCCTCTTGACATTTATCACTACTGTGATATAATATATGTGTAGGATAAAACCGAAGCGAAAAAGGAGAAACGAAAATGGAAAACTGGACAGACGGGTTGAACGGCAGTGAGCAGGAAACGCTGAATGGCCCGGTTGCCATCTGGATGGACGGCGAACTCAGCATCGTCTGGTTCGAGTGTGACACCCCCGTGAGCATTCAGGAAGTCCCCCCAACCCCCCCGGCTCCCATCAGCCCCCGCGAGATGGCCCGCCAGGCCCGCCAGGCCCGCCGGAACGCCATCGTTGCCCGCGCGTGGAGCGTGACGCTGCTGGTGGGCGCGGTCGCCCTGGCAATCGCGGCCTTCAACTGGATGCAGTGGATGCAGTAACTGCCGAAACCGGGGTGTAGCCCCCGGTCGTCGGGGAGGTGGTCACCCCCGGCCTGACGAGGCGAACCAGCCGAGCAGAAGAAACCGAAGGAGATTTACATGGCAAATTCAAAACTCTACGAGCCGACCGTGCAGCAGTTGCTTCTCGCTGGCCTCAGCGAGAAGGACATCAAACTGTTGGCCGCCGCGACTGAAAGCCCCTCTGGGGATACCCGCCCCCTCGCGTCGAAGCTCTTGTGGTGGGGGCGGGGGAAAATCGGCCCTGCATTTGGTATGGGGCTGCTGGCGGATTGCCTACTCGCAACGGATGGATTTCAGGTGATAGGAACGTTTCTCTCCCCGGCAGAAAGCGCCGGATTTCCTTCACCAAAACCCCCCGACTTCTTCCCAATTCACACCGGGGCTATTCCAGGCAACGGCGAAAGCCCGGAAGCGCCCGACTTCTGGAAGGAATTGGAGCGGTGCGGGAAAAACCACGAGTTCCCCTTCCCGCTCCTCACGACGGCCCTCGACCGGGCTATCGGGGCGCTGGAGCGGCTGATTGCCGCCATCCCCGCAGTGCCGCATGTCTGGATAATCATTGCGGACAACGACCTCTACTTCTGCCGCCGCGAACGGCTCGGAAGCGAAACGACCTGCGGGATGGAATGGATCGCTTCCATCCCAAATACCAGCCCGGCGCTGAGGGAACGCTGCTTCGGGAAGTCGCCGATTGAAAAGACGGATTGGGCCATGCTTATCAATGCCGACTATTTACTTCGCGGGTTGCAGTTCATCCGGGCGCTTGAGAGCAGTGGGGGGTGTATCTTCTATCTTCGCAATGCGATAAGCCCGCTTCTCATCACATCCCAGGGCGGGGAGCGGTTTGCCCTCATTCAGCCCATGTACAGCGACAGCGAGAGAACTGCCGGGCTGGACGTACCCGCCCCACCGCCAGCCCTGACAATCCCCTGCGGGTCGGCGTTCCGTAAGGCCATCGCCAATCTGGCGACGTTTTGCGCCGACGAAAGGCCAGTTCCGGTCTTGAGCGGGATTCACCTCGTGGTACGCGGTCGCCGGGTTTTTGCGGAGGCTTGCTCACTCAAAGCCGCCCTCCAGGTGGTACTCTTCGAGGCAGCGAAGAAACCGCTTCCTGGCTTGGACATGGCCGTTCCCGGCTTTGATATTGTCGTCCCAGGCGCGAAGCTCGCGGCCTGGGTAGCGGCCCTGCCACAGAACTGTCGCACCATCACGGTCGGCGTGACCCGCCGCCACCGCAATCGGCGATGGGTATCGGTCGTTTTTACAGCCGACGGGGCGTCTACCCTGGAACTTCCCTACTGGAGTGGAGCGGAGTTCCCGGCGCTCCCGCAGCCGGAAGGCGATGAGGTTTGGGTACAGACAGGGGTGTCGGCTTCCGCCTTTTCTAAGGCGCTCAAGCAGGCGAAGTACAATACCGACCCGACTTCTGGCCTTGATGTCTACCGGGAAGTCCATCTGGAAATCCGAGACAGCCGGATGCGGGTGGCGGGAACTACAGGACGCCGCGCGGTTGTGATGGCTATCCCTGTTCCGCCAGTCGAGGGACCAGCCTATGCCAGAATCCCGCGCGAATTGATCACACCTATCACCGACGTTCTGGCGGCGACTGTCCCCGCCGTCCTCGTGGACGTTCAGGATAACCTACACCGGAGCGGCCTCGTGCAAATCAAGGAAGGCCGCCCTAATGGATTTGTCATCACACTGTTTTCCAACCTCCGGAAACCAAGCGAGAACCTTTTCGCCAAGCTGGATGCCACCGCCTCTGGCAAGGGCATCCTCCACGAAATTGGCAGCCCCGCGCGGTTGGCCGCGGCAATCAAAACGACGGGTGGCGACTCGTCATTTGTGCGGCTGTTCATCAAAGACACGACGCTCTTTGTTCAGGGGGAAAGCGCCGACGCCACGCCCCGCGCCGTAATGGTGTTGCTGCCCTCTGGTAATGCCCCCGAATCGTCGGAGTGGCTGGTCGAGGCCGCCGCCTTCGCCGCAATCCTGCGGGCAATGGACGCGGCGCTGAAGATGCCCCCGAAGAATCTGAGGGTCATCAAGTCGTTCCGAATGGCCTTCCCACCCGAAAGGCGCGGCCCGATTGTCCTGACGGTTGGCGACAGTTGGGCGGCCATCATGCCAATCAATGAAAAGTGAAAGGAGTTAATCATGCTATCGAAAGCGCAGTACCTTACGAGTGAAGCAGCGAATACGCTGCTTGAGAGTTACGAGGCGGCTCAGGACGAGGCAACCCACCGCGCCCGCCTGTACCATTGGCAGGCTTGTAATGCAGTAACGCTTGCCCTCCGCGAATTGCTGCTGAGTCGAGAAGCGGAAGAACTGCGGGGGTTGGCGGAATGGCGCGTTCGAGAAATTGAGTTGCGCCGCTACATGCGCCGGGGGGTGTCCGGGCGGTGTTGGAAGTCGCCCTACACCGTTCGCCTTGAAAGGGCCGGGCAGCCTCTGCGAGTATTCAAATTCCGCGCGGACACGTGGGTACGGGCAGCCCGCTACGCGGCCTATCTGGGACTTGCCCGTCCCGGCGATAGGTTGTTTCTCCGGGTAGGCGGCCTGTGGGTTGTGGCGCGCTACAAGTCGGCATTCTCGTGCGAACTTCTCCGCTACCATTGGGATGGACGCCAGGAGGATATTGCCCTGCCGACGATAGCCCCTCGGAAAATGGCTGTAACCATTGGCGAAATTTTCCAGGTCGAGAACGTTCCATTCCAGCTTGACGAGGAAGGCGGGCTGTGGGCTATCAACCAGTGGAATCGCTGCGAGGCGGTTTACCTCCGGCGCGGCGTCATAAATGTCCCCGCCGACCCGCTTGAGCGGGTGGACGTGTTCATCACAGACGCGGACATCCAGAAGGCTCAGCACGAACTCGCACAAATGCCAGTTACGGAATAGTCATGGGGCGGCCCTGAGCCGCCCCGAATGGAGGATACCATGAGAGGAATGACGCTACGAGAGGTGGCGGCGCTCTGCCGGAAGGCGGGCGTTCCGCGCAGCATTATCGCGCTACGTTACCATATTAAAAAGACGGGGCTGCTTCATCCACTGCCCTACCGGGCTGGACACATGCTGCTATTCGACCACGAGCACGTGATGGCGTTCATCGAAATGCTCCAGGGCGGCCACCAGGGTAAAAAGTACCCGCGATGAAAGGGGGGGGCGATGGTGTGCTTTTATAAAGTGCTGCGAGAGGGCGGGGTTGCACTCTATTCGGGGATGCACTGGACACTCCCGGTGGACGGCGAGGAATGGGGGGCGTGGATGCCCCCCATTGAGGGGGAACTGGTGTCATGCCAGAATGGCTATCATGTAGTCACAGTATGGCAACTGCCGTACCACTTGGATAGGTACATCCACCCCGTCCAGGTAGGAGGCGAGGTGATAATGGAGAGAAAGCAAACCCTTGCGCGACAGGCCAGGGTCGGGCGGGCCATCGTCGCCTGGACGCCGGCTACAATGGGGGAGTTCGCCAGGGCGTGCGCGGAACGGGCAAGGGGATATGCCGACAGCGCCGTCGCACCCTACGACATCTACACGGCCAACCAGTGCGCCATCGTGGCGCATACTGGCGCCAACTATGCCAGCGCCAATGCCCGCCGTATAACCCCCGCCGTCATTTCTGGCGTTATAACCGCCGCCACCCGTGCCCGCGTTGCTGCTTCTGCCGCTTCTCCCATCACCCATAACCTTGCCGCCTACTATGCTGAGGCGAGGATGCAGGCGGAATGGCTCGCCGAACACCTCGGACTGCCATTAAAATGAGCGGAATCCGACCAATTTTCCAGAAATCGCCCAAAACCCCTTGACATTTATCACTACTGTGATATAATATATGTGTAGGATAAAACCGAAGCGAAGAAGGAGAAACGAAAATGGAAAACTGGACAGACGGGTTGAACGGGAGTGAGCAGGAAACGCTGAATGGCCCGGTTGCCATCTGGATGGACGGCGAACTCAGCATCGTCTGGTTTGAGTGTGACACCCCCGTGAGCATTCAGGAAGTCCCCCCAACCCCCCCGGCTCCCATCAGCCCCCGCGAGATGGCCCGCCAGGCCCGCCAGGCCCGCCGGAACGCCATCGTTGCCCGCGTGTGGAGCGTGACGCTGCTGGTGGGCGCGGTCGCCCTGGGCATTGCGGCCTTCACCTGGATGCAGTAAGTGCCGAAACCGGGGTATAGCCCCCGGTCGTCGGGGAGGTGGTCACCCCCGGCCTGACGAGGCGAACCAGCCGAGCAGTAGAAACCGAAGGAGAAACGAAATGTCAAAGAAAATGAAAGTCCAACTGACGAAAGAGGCGGCGCGTGAGATGGGTATCACGGCGGCTCTGGAGATTTTTGACGGCGTGTACGACGCGGCGGCGGCAGTTAATGAGCGCCTGGCCTTTTCAAAGTCCCGCTCTCTTAGAGAGATGGAGGCAATGATTGCAAGGACTCGTAAATACATGCTCGACGCTGAATTGAGTGTAGCCAACCTGGCGTCCATGCGCATGAATATGCGTGCTCTAGGGCACATTGAGGCCGCCGTTATTCTCGCCCGCGCAGTGACAGTGATTACTGTATTGCGGGAGGAGGCTGAATACGGCGACACTACCCTAACCCGTTTTGACACCAGAAATCTCCGCGACCTGACGACGTATACCGGCTTGCGAATTGGGACACGTTCATACGAGCGGCCAGCGAAGCGTCGCTCACGACTGGAGATGGTTCGGTTGGCCCGCGCCATTCGAGACGCCCTTCTCCAGTAAGTGCCGAAACCGGGGCGTAGCCCCCGGTCGTCGGGGAGGTGGTCACCCCCGGCCTGACGAGGCGAACCAGCCGAGCAGAAGAAACCGAAGGAGATTTGAGATGTTTACAAAAAAAGCGGCGGTAAAACGAGCCAAAGAAGCAGCCCTGGAGGTGGAGGGACTGAAGGCCCTTCTCGCCCAGGCGGGTGATACGCTCACAGACGAGCAGCGCCAGGTAATGGAAAAACTGCTGGCCTATTTGGAGCGCGGGAAAATTCTCTCCGAGGAGCGCGTGGTAGAGTGTTCAGACAAAACGAACCTCCGAACAAAGGGGCAAACCGTCTCCAAAAATCGTGGTACGCTTGAAACGTCTTGTCGCTATACCATAGAAACCGACGCGGAGGGCTGGTATTGGTGGTTTGAAAAAACTCACCGTCTCACAAAAGCCGCGCCCATCCCATTTTGGACACCCGTCTCAAGATACGAGGGGCGCTGCCGGACGAAACGACTGGCGCGACAGCGTGCCTATAATCGGTTTTGCGACGCCGCAGGAAGGCCGCGCGGGGATGTGCCTAAATGGTTTTAGTTGGCCGAAACCGGGGCGTAGCCCCCGGTCGTCGGGGAGGTGGTCACCCCCGGCCTGACGCGGCAAACCAGCCGAGCAGCAGAAACCGAAGGAGAACTCTATGCTAAACCGAAAAGCCGCCGAGAAGGTCACGAGTGACCTCCTGGCGCTCATTCAAGACGAAAGCCAACCCCTCCTCTGGCAGCGCCCCTGGCGCGTCTCAGGGCCGGGCGCGCCAGCCAACCTGGTGAATTATCCGCGCTATGGGTGTTACCGGGGCTACAATGCCCTGGCGACTACCGCCGCGATGTTTCTCAATGGCTGGACGTGTCCCTGGTTTGTCACGTTTAACCAGGCGAAGGCCCTCGGAGGGCGCGTGAATAAGGGGGCGGAAGGGACGCCCATCCTGTACTGGAAGCGATACACCGTCGAGCGCGAAACGACCTCCGAGGATGGCGAGAGCGCGGTGGATGTTCAGACGCGGTTTGTCGGGCGCTGCTATTGGGTGTTTAACGCCCAACACCAGTGCGACGGGCTGGAAATTCCAGCGCCGGAACTCGTCGAGCACGACCCGGACGTGACGGCTGAGGAGTTCATCGCAGCCTACCGAAAGGCCGCGCCCGTCGTCTACGGTGGCGACAAGGCGGCTTACATCCCCTCGCGCGATGAGGTTCACATGCCGCAGCGCGGACAGTTCGAGAGCAGCGCCGCCTTCTACGCCACCTGGGCACACGAGCAGGCCCATGCCGCCACGCATCCGACCCGGCTCAATCACGACGAGCAGTTCCACGCCGCAAAGGGCACGGAAGCCTATGCGTTGGGGGAATTGATTGCCGAGATGACCGCCGCGATGGTGTGCGGCGCGATAGGGCTGCCGGAAGTGCTGGACGCTTCGGCGGCCTATACCCGTCACTTTTGGGCAACGTTTTTGGGAGAGGAGCCGGGGCGGCTGGTGTTGGCAGCGCAGCGTGCTCAGGAAGTATTCGATTTCTTCGCAGGGAAAACCCTGCAAGATGCAAATCAAGGGGTGGAGGAGTAGCCCATCCAGGCGTGGTGCGATATGGGGGGCGATTTTGGCCGTTTTCAGCAGGGGAGGGTAATTCCCCCCGCAGGAACAAAGAAGTCGTCCCCAAATCGCCCAAAATACTAAAGGAGAAAATATGAAACGTAGACCGGATTTTCAGAGAGAACCTGTACGGCGCTGTATCACATGCGACTTTCTTAATTGGGTCCCATTGCAGGGGGCGTTCTGCTGCCCGAAGCTCGGAGTAGCACTCGCCATCGCGCCAACGGAGCAGGAGACTGACGGGGAATTATCCCCGGAGGAAACGATACACCTCCTACTCATTGGCGCCACGTACCATTCCTGCGAACACTGGGAAATGCGAGGGCGGGTTGTTGACCAGCCCGCCACTAAGGAATAGAAGGAGAAAACGATGCCTACCATTTTTACACGTTACGAGACGGAGCGGGGGTGTGGCTGGCGAAAGCCGGGCGGGTTTTACCTGGTCGGCGGATACGCCATCTCCTCATGCTGCAAGCTCCCCTTGCCGTTGGGGGTATGCCCCTGCTGTGGAGAGGGAATGCGCTTTTCCCGCGCCCCGCGCTGGCTCGCTGAGCCGGAGCGGCTGTGGGCTGGAAAGGAATGCCAAAAGCCCGGTGGGGTTACCGGGGGCGGGTTGTGCCCCCTGGCGGAAGGCCGCAAACTTGGCCCTTCCCTCCTCATTTGGGTAGGGGAGCGGTTTTACCCCACTCCGGACGCTTTCATCTCGGAAGGGCTTGTCCGGGGTATCAGCCGCCGCCTCTACCATCTCCCAAAGGGATTTACCATCGGCGAGACGTGGGTACTGCTGGCCCATCGGCGGGCCATCCCCGCGCCGCCCCCCAAATTCGGGGAAGCGCCCGGCGAGCCGGGGGCGGGACTGTTCGGCGTCTTCCGGCCAACCGCTATTGAATACGTTGTCCGCGACGACGACCCGGTGGAGCGGCTGGAGGCGCTGGCGAATCAGGGCATCACGCTCGTGCGAATCTCGCGGATTGAGCGGCTGGAGGATACAACCCTTCAGCTTCCAGAAGCCTCGGAGAAGGCATGAGATAGTCCCCGTTCCGCGCGGTTTGCGTTTCGTGCGGAACGGGGTATAATGAAGATAGGAGAAAAAATCTATGCAGACACCCATCGAGTTACCAGAACATTATCAGCACGGAATCGTCATCCGTGACGAACTCCGAACCTGGGAAGCCATCGAACGGCAGTTCGTTTGCCGTTCCTGCGGTGCGCTCCTGGGCGCTCCTTACGTTGACCCGGAGACGGGCGCAATCAGCCACGAGATTAAGACGTGTCACGGGATTGTGCCCCATCCCATCCTTGCGGAGCGGGATGTCGTGGCGAAGGGGAAATACGATTGGGAGCGTGACCGCGCGGCAGAGCGCGACCACGAGGCTCGCCAGGCATTGGGTTTGCGGAAGGAATTGCCCGCAAGCGTGACCGCCCGCCTTTACGATAAGGCGGCGGATGGCTTTGAATTGTGAGAAGGGAGTGTGATTTATGCCAATCGTAAGACGGAAACAGGGAAGCGGCCTCCAGCACCGGGGGCGTATCCGGCTTGGACGGATGGAGGATACTCCGGGCAAAAAGCCGCATCCGGTCAAGACGGATTATTTCGTCGTGAAGGACGCCCCCATCGTGTCGGGCGTCTACGGCTCAGAGCCGACCCGGCTTTCGTGCGCCCTGGCGGGGCGTACCGTCCCGGAGGTACTGAGAGCATACTACGAGCGCTACACGGGCGGCGGGGCGCTGCTCTGCCAGGGGACGGGTGAGGCCGTGAACTGGTTTTTCTCCCGCAGCGTCAAGAGCCGCGTCATTCGGGAAGGGCGCGTTGTCCTGGGCTATACTGAGGACGACGGGACGCCCTTCCAGCCGGGCGATACCGCCCCGTGCGGTGGCCCGGACAACCCCCTATATGAACGCTGCGAGGAATGCCGCCTCTGCACCGTGCTCTCATTTTTCGTCCTCGACCCGAACGACGAGACACACCTGGTCGGGAACGATTGGGCGTATTACGATGTCTCGACAGGCAGCATCCGCGCCTACGAGCATATCATGGATACGCTCACGCTGATGGAGAAGGCGGCGAACGCCGCCGGGCGCGGCCTCTTTGGCGTTCGGTTCACGCTGGAGCTTGTCCCGGCAGAAGCGAGTGTCACTTCTAAGGCTGGTGAGCGCATCCGCGTCAGCCAGCCACAGCTGCGGATGACGCCGTCGCCAGAATGGACGGCGTTCGTATCCGCGCACTTGCTCGCGGTGGCTGAGGATGCCATCCGGGAGCCGGAGGCGCTGCCAGGGGACGTTGCCCGGTTGCCAGAACTCCCACCAATCGTAATCAATCCCGACGAGGAAGCCACGCCACCACTCCTGGAAAACGAGTGTACGGTCACCCTGCGGGCAACCGTCGCCAACCCCCCGCCAACCCTCGACGATGCGAAGGCCCTCATCCTGGAAATCGTTGGGCCAGATACCGACCTGAACGCCATTATCTGGAAAGCCCGCGCCCTGGCGGGGTTGGGGGCTGGACAGGGGATGCGGTGGCCGGAGTTTTACCAGCACATGGTAGAGGCCACAATACAGCACTTGTCAGGCCAGTAGGGCGCGGGCTGCACTCCTGGCGTAACGTGGTGCGATATGCGAGGCGATTTTAGACGTTTTTAGTGAGGGGGGCGGGGTTTTACCCACGCGGGCGAAAAACCGCCCCAAAATCGCCTGAAAGGAGATTGTCATGGGAGAGGGGGCAAACAATGATTTTTAAGCCAGAATTGGCTGAGGCTATTTTGGATGGCCGAAAATGGAAAACGCGGCGGATTGTCCGACCAGACGAGAGACTTTGCCGCTACGATGATGACACACTTTATACACCTTCCGATTCTCACTTCTTAGGCTTCGGAATAATCGGGGATGTGAAAAAAAGACGGGTTAAATGGGGAGTTGGTAAAACCTATGCCATCTGTCCAGGACGTACCAAGCCCGCCATTGGAAGGTTACAAATTACACAAATAGGGTGGGGACGGTTGGGGGAACTGGATTGGTTCGAACTGGCAGCAGAGGGTATACCGCCAGGCGAAAATCAGATGGGGCAATTCATTGCTCTTTGGAATAACATCAACCGAAAATCCGGGACACGTTATGAGGATAATCCCCTCGTATGGATTCTTACTTTCAGGGTTGTGGAGCCGATTGAAGCCAAAATACGTGCGGCGCGATATCCGTATGAGGATATGAATCGTGAGCGCGGGATTTATCCCTGGAATCTGATGCCCCCAGATAATGATGATCAATTGGATTATGAACCCTGCGACTGGTAGAAAGGTGACCCATGCGTTTTATACAAGAGGCGCGCGAAATCCGTTTCGTGACAGCCCCGGCCAATCACCTCGCCTCGATTGATGTCATACGGGATGCCTATACAGGCATTCTCATCTGCCGGGGTGACGATACCATTACGCTGACGTTCGAGCAGGCAGAAACGCTGATGCGCTGCCTGGAAGCCGTGTTTCAGACCATGTTAGAAAAGGGAGATTATCATGGGTAAGACAACGACAATCGCGTGGACGGATGCCACGTGGAATCCCTGGATTGGCTGTCGGAAGGTTTCGGAGGGCTGTAGAAACTGCTACGCCTTCCGAGGGCGGCAGCGATTTGGGCAAGACCCACTGGACATTCACCAAACCGCTCCGAGGACAGTCCATGCCCCGGAGAGTTGGCGAGGGCCGCGCAAGATTTTCACCTGTTCGTACAGCGATTTCTTCATCAAGGAGGCCGACCCCTGGCGGGACGAGGCTTGGGAAATCATTCGCCGGACGCCCTGGCATACATACCAGATACTCACCAAGCGTTCAGGCAATATCCAGGAACGTCTCCCGAAGGATTGGGGAAACGGCTGGCAAAACGTCTGGCTTGGCGTCACGCTTGAGAACGAGGACGTGGCCGGGCGCATCCCGCAATTGCTGGAAGTCCCCGCGATTGTGCGATTTCTGTCCATCGAACCGCTCCTCTCACCAATCCGGTGGGAGTTCGAAACACCCCCGTCCATCGGCCAGCCCCCAACGACCATCTCGCTGAGCGCCCTCAACTGGATTATCGTGGGGGGCGAAAGCGGGCCAGACGCCCGCCCGATGAACCTGGATTGGGCGCGGGCGTTACGCGATAGCGCCCGCAGTTACGAAGTTCCCTTCTTCTTCAAGCAGACCGGGGGAGACCGCTTTATTGATGGCGCGTGGGGCAGCAAATTGCTGGATGGCGAATGTATTCAGCAGTTCCCAGGCCACTACACGGGGGGTATCATTTAACCATGCTGTATCCACAGAGGGACATTACCGAAGACTACTTGATTTCCGTTATCCAATTCGCGGCTGACGGCCTATCACAATCGAAGCTGGTTATTGGCATCGCCGCCGCCGAAGCGGAGCGACTATTCGGGACGACCGCCCGCGAAATCGGGCGGCGCGTCAATGGGTTAGCCGCCTCGACCATTCGGAATTACCGCCGGGTGGTTGTGGCCTATGGGCGGCTGGATGAGGGCAGCCCTTCCTGGTTACAGAACGCCCGCGCCGAAGAACTCTGCGGGCGTCCGGGGGTGTATTACACGCACCTCCGAACGGCGCTGGAATTGCCGACGATTGTGGATGCGATTGAGGCCATTGACCGAATACCAAGCCCACCGGAGGGCGGCGACTTGATGACAGATGAGCAGTTCCGGCGGCTGATTGGCCTCAAAACCAAAACCCATACGGAATGGACACCCGTGACCGCGAACGCCCGGCTTGGCGTTCTGGCGAGTCATGCCGAGGAGATAGTCCACCGAATCATGGCGGGCTATTGGCCTATGGCAGTAGATGATCAGGAAAAGGCGCGGGCGCTGGCGAACCGAATCATCACAGACGTTCGGGAACTCGAGAGCGTTCTCGACAGGGCGGCGGCTTGCCGAATTGAGCAGCCGGAGGTATAATGAACAGTAATTCTCGCTCCAGTAAAGGGGCGGGCGGCCATAGGAAGCCGGAAAGCGATGGGTTCATTTTTATAGGCTCATGTCGGTTCTTGCAGTGGGCAACCATCCGCCCTTCCTATACTGCGAGAGCCGACATGAGCCTGTAATTTTTTGGAGGAGGTATCAAATGCCACGCAAGACGATACCATTCCCAGAGGGGTATTGTTTCGAGGGATTCCCGCTTCCCGCGCCTACAAATTCTACCCCCATCCCAAATCAATTTCTTGACCATACCCTACCCCATACTACACTCGCTGGTCTAAAAATATCTTGCGCCATTTTTAGACATGGAGAAGGCATTGTACAAGATATTCCGCGCCTCGCGGCCATCACCGGCCTGTCTAAACCTGCAATTTACGCGGGTATTCATCAGATAAGAGACCTGGGCTATCTCTCAAAACCGCCCGGAGTTCCAGGGTTTATCTATATCGTCAGGGCCTGCAATACAAATCTTTATAAAATTGGGAAAACCCGCACTACGGTCATACACCGATTGGATAATCTACGCGGAGCCTCACCACTACCGCTGGAATTGATCTGGCAAGTAGCGGTAGCCAATATAGACGAGGTTGAGCATTTTATGCACACCCTTTTTGGGGACAGGCGCATTCATCACGAGTGGTTTGCCCTAACCCCCGAAGATATTTCAAAACTGGAGCATCTACCATGACCGAACTGACAAAAGATTTATTTCTCCGCCTTGAACATCGCAGCATCCCGGCCATTGTAGTTCGCAAATGCTACGTGGACTTAACCGGGGATTTCAATGCGGGGATGCTCTTAGGCCAAATCATCTGGCATTTTCTTCCCTTCGACGACGGGAATGAAAAACCAAGCGTCGTTCATCGCGATGGCGCGACCTGGATTGCCAAGCGACGGGAGGATTGGTGGGCCGAAATTCGTCTCTCCCCAAAAGAATATGACCGTGCCATCGCGCGACTAAAAGACCTTGAGTTGGTAAAGGCGGCGCTCTGGCATTTTGAGGGCTACCCAACAACCCATATCCGTATCAATTGGCCCGTCTTTTTACCCGCATTTACGGCCTACGTTAATTTACCCTTTGGTCAAAATCCAAATCCCCAAGAGGGTAAAAACGATTTTGACCAAAAGGGAACGCCTACATTTAATAGAGAGATTGGTTTAGACTCTGTTAATAAGGCGGGGGGCATTAAAAGTTCTTCCCTTCAAGCCTGGGTGGCTTTATGCCAGGCCGCCGGGGGGGCCAAACACCCCTCTGGCATAGCCCCGTCAGAGGCCCTGGAAGTGCTCGTGAATGAGTATGGGGAACAGGCGGTCGCTGATGCGATTGCCGAGGCTTGCCGAGCACAGCGCGAACGGAAGAAAGTCATCGCAAAGCCATTCGGCTACATCGAGGGGATTATCCGCCGCAGGGCCGCCGGACTGGCGCCATCGCCGGGTGGAACTCTCCCGGACTTGGAAGCGGCGGCCCGAACGTATACACCCCCGCCCCCACCAAAGAAGGAGGAGGAATGAGCCAGCCATCTGACCACTTAGCCCCCCATAACATCGAGGCCGAAGAAGCCGTCCTGGGCGCGATTCTGCTTAGCCCGGAGGCGCTTTTCGACGTGCTCCCATTTCTGCAAGCCGATGATTTCTTCATCGTTCGGAATGCCTGGGTATGGGAAGCCATCGTCGCACTGCACGAGCAGCGTTCTCCCATTGACTACCTGACAGTCGCCAGCAGTCTGGAGCAGGCCGGACGCCTGGAAGAAATCGGCGGGCAAAGCTACCTGCTGGGATTGATCAGCAAGACGCCAAGCGCCCTCAACATTGCCGGATACGCCAACGTGGTCGAGGAGTTGGCAACCCGGCGGCGGCTCATTGCGCAAGCGTCCAAGCTGGCGCAACTGGCGCACAGCGATACGTCGGAGACGCCACTCCGGGAAGCCATCGCCCGGCAGGCATCGGAGGTAATGGCGCTGTCCGAGGATAAGCGTTCCGCCCGAAACGTCACGGCGGAAACGTTTCGAGCGGCGCTGGAAGAAATCGCGATGGCCCAACAAGGGGTTTTCCCGGCTCGATTTACAACCGGAGTTCCCCCCCTGGACAACTGCGGTGTAGCCCATGAGTTTGGGGACTACCTCGTTTTCGCAGGGCCGCCGGGCTGCGGAAAGAGCACCCTGATGACACAAATGGCCGTGCATTGCGCGAAGCAGCACGGCCCTGTTCTCTACGTGGCGCTGGAAAAGCGAGGGCCGCGCTTTATGATGCGGATGCTCGCCCAGGATAGTTGGCTCCCCTACGATGCGCTCACCCGCCCCGGCGGCATCCAGGCGCTTAAAACCGCCTGGGCCGATAGCGGAACCGACCCGGAAGCCCTGTTCCAAATCGCGGTGGAATCGTTGCGCGTGCTGGTGAGGGATAATCGCCTGCACATGCGGTTTGGGTCATGGGATGCCGACCGGATTGCAGTGGAAATCCGACGGCTGCATGCCCAATACGGTATCCGGTTTGTATACATTGATACCCTTCACCGCCTGGAGGACGCCGACCGGGATAAGAGCCGCTACGCGGGGCTGACCCGCGCTTCCGGCATTCTCTCGAACGTTTGCCGCGACCTGGGCATCACGCTGGTCGTGGCAGCGCAACTGAATAAAGAGGCACTGGCGACCGCCCCCTGGATACCCTGGCCTCACATGGTCAGGGATACCGGGGCGGTGCATGAACACGCCACCAATCTTTATACGATTTACTACCCGGAGGACTATGTCCGGGTAGGTCGCACGAACTGGACGGCGTTAAATGCCATGCGCCCGCTTGACCGGGATGATTGGGGACCCGGTGAGGCCGCCATCATCATTCCAAAAGTGACGGAGGGGAAACCGGGGAAGGTTTTCGTCCGCCACAACCCGTCGTATCGCTATACAGGCAGGGAGGACAATTGACATGGTGGACAATATGGAAGTGCAAAGGCTCTTGTCCGAAACGCTCTTTCTGGTCTTTGACTTAGGCCAGACAGAGACGGGATTTGTAGCCGCTCTCGGAGAGCGCGTTCTATTCGCAAAGACAATCCGTTGTAAGGACGTGGATGAGATGATTGTCGCCGTCGCGCGGGCTATCCGCTTTCAAGGGGAGCAGCATACCCCATCGAATGGCCCAAAAGGGGTTGTCGCCCTGGAGGGAAGTCACCTAGACCGCAACCCCCGAACATACTGCGAGCTGTGCCAACTGATTGGCGCAGCCAAAGCCCCGGCGTTCGTCATTCGGAGCATGGATGTTTACGTGCTAACGACTACGGAGATTGACAGTGCGTTGTCAATCTTTGGCGACCGGAAGCGGGGCATTCGCATTGCAGCCGACCGGAGCGGCTTTACTGGTAAAACGCAGCATGAGTACGATGCCTGGGCAATTTACCAGGCGGCGCTTGGAATGCGCCAAATGGACATCATCATGGCGCTTCAGGAGGCGGGCGATGAATAACAGTGAGCGGGCGATGGTTTATATGATTCGAAGCGCATTGCGACAAGCCGGGTATGGCGAGGTAATCGTAACCGCAAATGAGGCCGCCCGGCGCGTCACACTCACCCTGCCTGGATATGAACCGCCGTTCGATACCGATATCGGATATCCAGACGGCGAGGGTTTCCGGGTAGATAAGGTATTCGCAAGCCGAACGCCTATTGGGATAATTGTCACAGGGCCGCCTGATTGTGCTGGCCTTCAAATGCTCAATTGCGCGGTTGGCACTTTCAAAGCGTTTGTAATCTGTACAAAGTCCGCCTGAGCATGTATACTGATGTATACAGCATTGTATACACTGTGTACAGGCGGTTCAATTCGATATCAAAACACTTCAGGGAGGAACGACATGCTTTTGGGGATGGATTTAGGACAGGGAATGTGCAAGGCGCGAACGGATGCGGGAATTGAGATTGCATTCCCACACGCCCTGGTCAGTCTGGAAGAGGCAGACTACCGCCGTTTCTGTGAGCGCGGGACGGGGCACGGGGTAAGCGAAGTGCTCCGGGTGAACGACCGCCCCTATGCCTTCGGCGAAACCGCCGAAGGCATCGGCTCAGTCGCCAAGCGTATGGGGGCTGACCGTTACGGCCCTGAATACTACGGCGTGCTGATGGCGATTGCACTTGTCCATGCTATCGGCGATACGGATACCGAGGCGGGGATTATGGCGAGCTTTCCGCCCCGCGACAGCATGTACCGGGACGACATTCTGGCGCTCTATGACCAGCCGGGAACGTTCCGGGTCGAGATGATGGGCACGCTGCATACCTACCACCTGACGGGCATTAACGCCATTGATGAGCCGCTTGGCGGATGGGCCAACGTGGTTTTCAGCGACGACGGCGGGCAATACGCGGACGCCGACTTGCTGAAGGGGCGAACGCTGGTCGTGGATATTGGTTTTGGAACGTCCGACTTCTGTGCGGTCGGCGTTGGGGGTAAGCCGGACTACTCAGTCCGGGATAGCATCACCTCCGGTATGAGCAAGGTTTTGGCCCGCTTTCACGACTTGGTGCGAACGCGCTACCGAGACGCTTTCCGCTCAGGCCACGACATCCTGCCAGAGTTTCTGCGAGAGGGGTTGCAGACCGGGCGAATGCCATGTGCAGGGCAATCGCTGGACGTGGAAGCGCAGGCCGTCGAGGCAAGCGCACCCTTCCTGCGTGATTTAAGGGACGCCTACCATTACATCGCAGGCGGCCCTGCCAATTGGGAGACGGTTTTGCAGACAGGCGGTGGCCCGGCGGCCCTCGGAGAGCGGCTGGTAGCCGTATGGGAGCACTATCGCGTGCAGAACGCTGACCCGGACTTGACCCATATCCACATGGCGAACTGCCGGGGGCTGCTGAAACTGGCGCGGCTTTACCGCAGACAAGGATGGATGTAATGCCTGTATACACGCTGCGTGTGCCAGATGGCGGGCCAATCGCTCGCCATCTGGAGGCGCTGAAGGCAGATGGGGTTAATATCTCGAAGTACCTGGCTCAATGCGTGGAGCAAGCCGCCTTGCATACAGGACGTGTAAGACCCGCCCCACCCCCCGCCCAACCGCAACCCGCCGCCGCCGACGCGCTGGCGACGATGGAGCGCATGGCGGATGCCTACATCCGGGTCATGGGCCTGCTCATCGCGGAACTCGCTAAACACGGGGTAGCCCCCACCGACGCCCTGAAGGCGGCGGCTGACGCGGCGGGGTTAGACCCGGAGATGCTGGCCTTCTTTGCTCAGAATGTGGTACAGGAGGGCCGGGGAAAGTTTTAATTCTAAAAGGAGGTAGTACATGTCTCAGCAACTAGTGGATGGGATGGCGGCAATTGGACTTGCTCTCATCATCGGCGGCCTCATCGCCCTGCTCTACATCACAATTCGGTATAGGCGCTAAAACGGAACCGCCCGGTGTAGGACTACCGGGCGGTCGCCGTAAACCAAAGGAGAAAAAGGAGCATCTTCTATGCACTCTTATTCTACCAGAATTGTGCCGGGATGTCAAGCTCGCAACTGACCTGGAGCCAGCTACAAACATCGCTCAAATGCCGCGTCACCTTGACCTGATGGCGGTCGGGCCAAAGAACGACTACAGGCCAGATGAACTTCCCTGGCGACCAGTTCTCGATTGTGAATTTATCCAGCCCCGCCTTCGCCGTCCCAACCTGCACGAGCCAGATGGTATCGGTCGGGCGCTCGCCGACTTCAAAGGCGAAATTGGTAACTTCTACTTCGGAGATGCCGTAGCAGTGCTTATCCCCTTGCACGACGACATCGGCGCTCGGCAGGTCGTGGCGATGGGCGCGGCCCTGAGCATGGAGGGGATTGTAAATACTGGAGCCTGGGAAACGATGCCCGCAGAGAATGCGATATGTTTGGTCGCCGACAGAAACGCGAAGCAACCCCTTCCCATCAAAGAATGGGATATGATGCGACGTGTAGAGTTCCTTTACAGGGTCATCGCCAACCAATGCCCGCATCCAGCGTGAGCCATGCTGACTGCCCGCCCCGCCGACCAGTTTCCCACGCCTGACAAGTTCCTCGATATAGTAGCCCAACATTTTACGCTGGAGCCGGACGGGAAGGGATTGCTCCAGGACGGCGTCTGCTGCCATGCGCCCCGGTAGGAAGCCCTCAATATCATCTCCGAGAGAGAGCATGTAAAGACGCGGGATAGCAAATAGCGCCTCAATAACCGCCCGCCAGGCCTTGTGAAACGTCCAGCGCCCCCCCAGGTGGGCACACGAGGCGCAAAGCAGCGCGACCGGGAGGTCGGCTTGGAGCGCAACATCAGCCGAGAGGATAACCGGGTCGGTCTTATTTTGCGCGTCTTGCGTCACCGTGACGGCATCTACGATGCGGTCAATATCTTCCGCATCAAGCGGGCGGGCGTCCATATAATTTAGAAACAGGGGTGTGGGGTGGGAATCGGAATCCACCTCCTCGGTAGCGGCGGGGAGTTTCCCACACTGTCGCATATCCCAAACCTTCCCGCGTACCGAGGATACCGAACGCGACGGAAATTCCTCCGCCAGCCGCGCGGTAATCGCACTCAAAGAATGGCCCGCGAGAACCAACTGCCGTAGCAGTTCTTCCTCGCGGGCGCTCCATTTCTGTTTGGGCATATCAGCCCTTCTGTTTCCTCGCCTGAGCCTCCCGTACCAACTGTTTACGCTGTGCCGTCAGGCTGTATGCCAGCCCGGCCTGCTTCCGTTGCACGAACGCCTCCCGCGCCAACTGACTCGTCCTGCTGATTGCCAGAATGATAGCCAAGACCTCCGTGATGATTGTCACGGCATTGTCAGTCTGTAACGCCGGAACGCCCGCCCGGATAAACCAGCCAACGATAAGGGCCGCCGCGAATGATAGGAAAAAGTTCCACTTCGCCGCGTCACCATCCTTGACGATACCCGGCAGCTTGAGCACGTCTACCAGATAACTGACCAACTGCCCAAGCGCCTGCGGGACAGGGAACTGGCTGACTATGAGTAACAGCACCCCCAGGAAATAGTCTGGAGCCGTTCCGACCAGCCGTTCCAAAAGCTGCACAAACTCGCTCATTTTCATTCCTCCTATGAGCTAACTCATCCGCCTGTGGCGGTTCCGATTTCAGGGGTTTTCCCTGGAAATCACTCGTCAAAACCCTCGTTATCCATGCACGCCGCGAAATCGCCGGAGGCCATCCCATGAGAGTAGAATGTCCCGAAGCACGCCCCGCCCCACCGGAGGGCGAAATACCGCGCCTCATAGGGATGGTCACTTCCCCATATATCGCAGCCTGTACAATTAAGCCACAGCGCCGGGTCGCTGGTCGTGCGAGTACGCCCTTGAATATCGTAGATTGTGATGCACTCCCCGGCGGCGATGGTTTCGTAATTCCCGGACGCATCCACGCGGCGGCCAAATTCCGCCCCCGGCCCTCGTCGGATATTGGTTTCTGTCTGAGCGCACCACGTCCCCATTGGACTATCCCATACGCTTCCAGAAATGGGGGTTGGCGACGGCTCACCGGGTGGCAATGGGGTTGGGGTTGGCCCGACACTGCGCTCGCACAGCCCCCATACGTTGTCAATGTAGCTGTCGTTGTGTGTCAGAGGCCAGAGCCGCCTGTCCATGAAAAAGATGGTATGTGGGCCGCCCGCCCGCCCAACGTCAAAGCTGAACTCGATGCTGGCCCATTGATCATATATCCAGTCGGAATAGCCGAACTCCCGACTTGCCAGTGTACCTGGCGCGAATGGGTTGGCCCCCCCGGAATAGTCTACCAGGATGCGCCAACTGCTATTCTGTCGGTCGTCGGCGGTCGCCAGTTGGGACGTGTAAACGGTCGCGGCGTTCTGGCTCCAGGATTGCACCCGCGCCCCGACTGTACAGTGGTCATAGCCCGGTGGCACAATGACGGTCTGGTAAATTCCCGCGAGACAAGTGCGCGAGTAGCAGAACCACTGCTGCGCTCGCTCGCCAGCGTAAACGCGCGTAGGGTAGTATTGGCCAATGGCTGGTTTCCATTCCGGCAAGCCCATCCGCGCCCCGGCAGGGTTGCAGCTCGTCGTTTGCCCTGCCGGGCATGGCATTGGCGCCGGACAGCCCCCCACGACAAATGGCTCATCGCACGCGATTGGCTCCCAACCATCCGCCATCTGCATGGTGTTGTAGGATTGCTCGCCAATGATGCGATTGTGATACAGCCCCTCAAAACCTGGATTTACGAACGAGAGTTCGATAATCTCAATCACCGGGATAGCGGTCGGGGTAGTGGTAATCGGGGTAACGGTCGGCGAGGGAAGGGGCGTTGCCGTGAGAGAAGGCAAGGCTGATGGCGATGGCAAGGCAGTAGCCGTCTCGGTAGGAATTTCCGTCGGGGATGGCGATACCGATGGCAAAACGGTGACCATTTCGGTAGGGGTTTCTATTGGCGAAACGGTGACTATTTCGGTAGGAGTTTCCGTCGGGAAGGGCCATTCCGGGATTTCCCCGCCAGTGCAACTGGTCAAGAGGATAACCAGCAGCGTGACAAGCCCGCCAAGCGCCGCCGTACCAATCCCTGCCGTGATTGACCAGCGCACTTTATCAGCCCCTATATGGGTTACGTGTTTATCAATTCGCGTGTCTTGCCCAGTGAGTTGGGCTTCTATTTTTTCCATTCGCCGCTCCAGTGTAGTGCGGAAATCTCCCATCTGTTCTTCGAGGCGGGTTTGCCCATCCTCGATGACCTGGAACTTCAATCTAGCAAGTTCATCCAGTCCGGTCAGGGTTGCCCGTTTTTTAGCCGTCATATTCTCTCCCTGAGCAGTATCACGATGGCTTGCATAAGTTCCGGGGTTGCGTCTACGGGCTGCGAGGTATCCACCCCCGCAAGAAACTCCCTCGCAGCCTGGGTGACCTGAGCGGCGTCTTGTTCGGGGGTTGTTTGGGTCGGCTCGTGTCCACTTAAAAAAGATTCCACCGCGCTGTAGGGGATGGAATACTTGGCGTAGAATGCGAATTGAACGGTATCCCCGCTATCACACTCATGCACGCCAAAAAGGGCCGTCCCCCATTGCACGAAGGCATCCTGGCGCAGCCGTTCCCAATTCACGCCCTGAGCGGGGGTGGGGAAATTGTATATTGTAAATGCCGAGACTTCTGCCATTATTTATCCTCCAGCAGCCACGTCCACGTCCCTTCCATCGAGACGGTATTGCCTGCATTGGCAACGCTCATTTGGTCGGTGATAGTAAACGCCTTGTCTGTCAGGGTATCTTCTACCGCCGTCCCGGAGCCAAAATACTCAAACACTGCCATCGTTGAGGGTCTGTAGAACCACAGCCGGGCAAATGCAATTTGGGAGTTGGTCGCCTCGTCGTTTTTGAGAGCGCATTCATAGTTGTATTGATAGGCGGCCTCTACACCAATCGCGGCTGTTACCAGCGAGACGAGGGTTGTGACGCCTAATTTGAGGCGGAACGTGTGAGTAGTGGCTGCCGCAACGGCGGCAAACCCGCGCATTTCTGTGCGGAGTATATTTCTCGTTCCGAGATCGCCTGCCGCCAGGGTCGCCGTGAAGAGGGTGTTTTCGGCGGCGGAGTTGCTGATATTCGTAACATTGCCCTGACAGAAATAGGGGATGTTATCCAGGCGGGCGTCCAGGTCGAGGAGATTGTCCACAATCTCCTTCTTGTAAATAAGCGCCGTGATGAGCGTCCCGGTCGGGTACGCGGTCGGTGCTGTCCAGGTCATACTAATACCTCCTCAATGGATGGCGGTGTTGGCTGAATACCGTGTACGACGTTTTCCAACACCAGGTCGGCGAGCGTTTCGCCCGGCAGCCAATTCCGATTTGCCGGGTTTGGGCGCAAGAGCAAAATGGCCTCAATCGTGGCCCTATCTTCCGGGAACTCGACCACCATTGGCCGCCCGCCGTTCCGTTCCATCAAACAGAGTGGGCAGAAGAATGGCTCACCGGGCTGTGCAAAGAGAATAGAATCCTGGAGATGCAGGGGGCATTTAACCGCCCACATCCCGCCTACAATGTAGGCCGGGACGGTCCCAGACACCGTGTTCCATTGGATGAGCGGTTTTCCACGATGAAACGGTTCCGTGCAGGCCAGAACGTATCGCCGATACCCCCCTACCCGTCGCACGTAAACCTGGTCAGCCGCCTCGTAAATTTTGTCCACCATGTTTCCTCATTCCTCACTTAGAATGGCCCGACGATGGTCGTTACACCCAATAGGCCATAAACCGGGTCGCCTAATATCCAGTACTTCACCCAATTGGAGCGTTCGAGTGAAAAGGTCGTCTCGATGCGGCAGCCCCCGTCTGTGATGCTACAGGCTTCCTGAATGATGCGGAGCGATTCGTCGGTATCGAGAAGGGTTGAATTAAGCCGGATGAGGGACATGAGGGAGAGACCGCACAGCAAATCCTCACAAGTGTCATTCAAATTGACGAGGGTTATTTCGTCAATATGGACAACCGGGGAACTGAACAGGGAGAGCAGGGTTTGTGCCAGCGCCATTGCGAAATCGCAATCATCTCCCAAATACAGGATGACTTCTTGCGCCTGCTCGAAGTACGCCCCGATACTATCCTCGTCTCGTGCTGTTGCCCCGACCGCATCGTAGCGATGGAGTGGCGTTCCCGTCACGGTCAATTCGGTCACGTAAACGGTTTTACTGTATGTATTCTGTACGTGCGCGATGCTTCGCGTTGCGTCCTCGGTGAACGTAACGACGAGATTCACCGAACGGTCTACGCCCGTTCCATCCGCCTTCGTATTGCCCGTTACAGTGTAGCCGTCTACTGACAAAGCCCCGATGCGATTGCCCCCCGTTTCATCGCGGTAAGGCAATTCCAAATCGAGGGTTTCGCCAGAATCAATCCCAGGGACGGTTTGCAGCGCCGCTATTGTTGTCCCCGGCGAGCCGACGGCTCGTGGGGTAATTGTGACGGTGACCTTGTTTTTTATTCGCTTGTTGGAACTGTCCGGTCGGGCGCTGAGGAGTTCGTCGTCGGTTATGGTAGCGTCAGGGATGTTGTTTACAATCTCCCAGGACTGATTATGGAACGTGTATTCACCGGTAACCGGGTTGGCGTAAACCCGCCCCCATTCGGCGCGGACGGTTTCGCGGAGGGCGTCGTAGGGCATGATACCCTCCGCAGGCCAGTCACCAGCATACGAGAACGTAACCGCCCCGATATCAAGCGCCCAACCCGTCCCAGGGGCGGCGAGAACGGTGGTGACGCCAAGTTCGGAAGCCCCCGCGACGCCCAATACCCAATCGCCACAGATGGCACGGGGGATGGCAGCGCGGCTCAAAATTTCTTCGGCCAATTCATCCGTGCGAATGTCCACCTGGATGGGCATATTGATAGCCCCGTGCATGAGCGGTTCCATTGAGTCGAATGCCCTAATGGTGGTTTTTTGGATACGCGGGTCCGGAAAATCCTCCACCGTGGCGAGCCACCCTTGCCATTTGTTGTACCATACCCCATCCTTGTAAAAATCGAGCGTTACCGGGCGATTCGGAATGAGATAGGGGTAAAGTGGCGAAGCCGTATTGGATGGCGAGTAGAACCTGGTAATGCCCCATTGATTATTCTCTGAATTGTCGAGAATGACCTCCAGTTCCCCGGCGGCGGCAATGCGCGAAAAATAAGGCTCCGGGAACCCATGCTTGAACCGAATGTCGCGTACATCGGCAGACACGTCGTCATACGGCCCTGTGAAGTTGCAGGTATTTGTCCAGCCAATGCGTAAGCGGGGCGTTATCATGTCGCAACCCCCCTCTGACCACGCACGCTGATACCACGTCGGGCCGCTTCGGCCTCGATTTGATCAAACAGACTGGAGATTTGGAACGTATCCACAGCAGGTGTATTCACGGTCAGGTTCATATTCAGGGTTGTCGTTCCCCCGCCGCCACCCCCGCCCGCCATCGCAGGGGTTAGGGCCGGAAGAGTCGGGGAGGAAAGCGCCAGCCCGGCGGAAAGCTGTGGCAGCCCTTGCCGATTCAGTGTCGCCAGGGCATCAGTGATGCCGCGCAATCCGAGTTCGAATGGAGTTGGGGAGCCGGGCTGGAGCCAGTCTGGCAGTTCTATATTGTTGATGGCATTAGTCAGGCCGTTAATAAAGCCGATTACATCCTGGATTGCTGAGCCGATAGCGGCGAAGGCTGCTGAAAGAGGTGGAATGACGTTTTCGGCGAGCCATTCGATAATCGGGCCAAGAACACCTTGCGCCGTACTGGCAACTTCTTGAAAGGCCGGGATGATATTGGCCGCCAACCAATTGTAAACGGCTGTGAGGGCCGGAAGCAGGAGGTTTTGCCAAATCCCGGCCATTGCCGTGAGCGCGACGTTTAAGACGGCTCCAATGAGATTCCCGATGGCCTGGAAAAGTGGGAAGATGCTCGTGGAAAGAAAATTCCAGACCGCCGTAAGGGCCGGGAGTAACACGGTTTGCCAGAGTGAGGCCATTAAGGCCGCCCCCGACTGGAGATTGCCCATCAGTAGATTTGCCAATTGTTGCAGGAAGCCCCATATTGCTTGGATAACGGGCTGGACGGCTTGCAGCGCGGGCAGGAGTACGCCTTGCCAGAGTGCCCCGAATACAGCAATAGCATTAGAAAAGCCGCCCTGTAGAAGCGCCGCCAGTTGAGTAAAGATGGGGAATAGGTTTGTTTGCAGCCACATCCATACTGCCTGAATAGCCGGGAGCAATGTCCCTGTCCAGGTAGTAGAAACGGTGGCAACGGCAGCCGGGATATTTGTGGCGAGAAATTCCCATAGGGTTTGTAGGGCCGGGATAAGCGAGGTTTGTATCCAGTTCCAGGCGGTTTGGAGTGCCGGGAGCAGTGTCCCTTGCCACACGCTGGCGAGTGTAGCGATGGCGCTTGGAACATTTGCCACGAGCCATTCCCATAGGGTTTGTAGGGCCGGGATAACAGAATTGAGAATAAAATCGCGGATGCCGAGGAAGTTCGTTTCCCAAGCCCGACGTAAGAGCGCCGCAACGCCGACGAGCAGCAAAAACGTCCCGACGATGGGCGCAAGCGCCGCCAGGAACGATACGATAGCCGGGACGACCACCGCTGCAATGGCAACCCCAATAGCGATGAGAACGTCCTGCAATTCGATATTTTCACCTACCCAATTGATGATAGCCCGAATAATCGGGGAAAGTGCATTCACCACCGTCTCGATGGCGTTTTTAATCCCATTGAGGATATTCCAAACATTCCCCATGCCATCGAACTGGTCAATTACGTCACCAATAGCGTTCTCGAAACTCCCGGTCGCCTCGTAGGCGCTGTAAAACCCCTGAACCAAATCCACGACGAAATCCACGACTGGCATGAGCGCGTCCGCAAGGCGCTCAGCCCCGTTGCGAATAAAATCGGTGAAGGCGGGTAGGATTTCGTCCCCAACCGCTTCGACGAGACGTTCGAATACCGGGAGTACAGCAAGTCCAACGTCATCCCGCAGGTTCTGGAACTGTACGCCCAGGTTTGCGAATGCCTGTTGGGCCGTTCCAGCAAGCGCCGGAAGGTTTCCCACGTTATTGGCGAGGGCCGTCGTGACGGCGTTCGCAAGAGCCATCTGCTGCTGCTGGCGGGTCATTGATTCTACCGAGAGGTTATTCGCCGCCGCGTAATCTTCCATTGCTTGATTCAGGTCAACCTGAATACCGAGGTTGTCCAGAATCATCGGACTGAGCCGCCCAACACCCCGGATGAGCGAGTTCATCAGGAAGTTCATGTCCTCGCCTGTCGCGGCGCTTACACGACCGAGGTATTGCATGGCATCCGGCAGGGCGGCGGCGAACTCGCGGGATACCAACTGAGAGGCGAGGTTAAAGTTCTGCATCAACTCGCGGTTTGTAACCATTCCGCTTGATGCTTGCTGGAGGGCGCTGAGCATCTCATCAGCGCCCGAACCAACGTCAGCCGCGAACGTCTCGAAAGCTGCCGAGATGTTCTGGAGCGGCGCGGCGTCTACGGCCAGGTCGGCGAGGGCCGCACCAAGCCCGGCAACGGCAGTCGCCGCCGCCCCAAATCCCACAAGGGCAATTTGCCCTATGCCCTGCACATTTTGCGAGAATTGACCAAGTGGGCCGGACGCCTCATCCCGTGCCCGGATGATTACTTCAATCTCGTTTGTTGTACGACCGCCGCGCATTCAATTACCCTCTACCAAACCCGGACTTCCCACGCCCAGGTTTCCGTTTATTGCCGCGCTGAGCCTCGACTTTCTTCTCGATGGCGTACATCGCCAGATGGGCAGCTAAGCGCCGCACGTCCACCTTATCAAGTTCCTGGGGCGTGCAGTGGTAGATGTCCCGGCAGAGGACAAGCTCCACCCATTCTATCGGAGCCTGTCCCTTGCCAGTCCATAAATACGTCAATAGCTGTGCTTCACTACCGTCGAAATTTCCCGACGGATTGCTGACTCAGGAATGTAATTTCCTCAAGCGTCAGCAAATCCATCACCCCTGGGTTATCCTTCGGAAGTGGAAGCGGGTTTCCGTCGTCGTCCACCCAATTCCATTCCAAGATGGCCGAGGCAAGAAATTCGATGTTGGCCGTCACGGTTTCAACCGTCTGGCCGTCCACGTCCTGCTTGACGGCGACCTTATCCTTCACTTCACCCCACCGGAAACTCCGCAAGGTGACGAAAGAGCCTTCGCCCTGAACCTCCGCCGAATCTGCGCGGTAGGAATTTCTACGCTGTGCCATAATCCTCTCCTAGCTGGCGATTGTGTCGAACGTAACGCCACCTGTCTGAACGAGGTCCATTGAAACTGCAATTGGCCCGGCCTCAGTCGGGTCGAGTGGCGGACTCCAGGTTTCCAACAGGAAGTTCCCTTCGTAGCGATGATTCCCGACTGCCGAGGACGGCACGTCAAACCGCAGCCGCCGTGTCGTGCCGGGGTAATCGAAAAACCATCGCCGGAGAAGGTCAAGCCCCTCATCCGCCGCCATCGAGTAAACGATATTGAGCGTCGCTTTCGCGTCGCGCGTGCAGGCCATGCGCTGCATCCAGTCCGTTCCGAAAACCTGGTACTCGCCAATGCCCTGCGAGAACTCAGGTTCCAGGCTGCTGGCCGAACCAGAAATATCGTGCAGCACCCCCGTTTCGTCGGCTAAATACACCTGTACGTCACAGGCATTCCGAGCTGTCGTTGTTTGTGGCATTTCATCCCTCCTGCCGGACGACCGTCCGGCGTCTGCTTCTACATCACCCGGCTGGCGGGGTTTCCGCCAACCATCGGTCTATTAACTCACGTTTCCACTTCTCTACAGTTTTTTCATGTACCTCCATTATTTCTGCAATCCGCGCCGCCGAAGCATTCAGCAACTCCTCGCATGAAACGATTCCGGCGGGGGTTAGCCGCTCTGCCCGGAGCTTCCATCCAGGGATTGCCGCCACGGGCGGCGTATGCAGGATAGAAATAGCCCCTGCGGCCAAGAGCGCATCAGCACGCTTTCCCGATAGCTGGACAAGCGTTCCGCGCGGGACCCGCCGTTCCCCGAATGATAAATTGCTGATACACCGATACCACCGCATAGCCCCCTCAGAAAATCCGGCATGTAATCGTAAACCGCGCCCCGACGAAACGCTGTTGAGCGTACACGATAGTGACGCGCTCACCGCTCCATCTGAATGAGGCGATACCGGGGTTACCCCTGACATCCGCCAGGCCGAAGTAGGGCTGGGCATCCTGGGCCTCCAAGATGTCAATCATGGCGTCTACAAGCGGAAGCAGCACAGCGAAATCCTCCCCGATATGCGACCGCTCTTTGGCGTAGAGGTCGGCTAAGATGGTAATGTCGGTTTGCCGCCGCCCCCCGCCAAACGTCGTCCGGTCGGTATTGCCCCCGCCCGCGTCCGCGTTCCACGTCTCCGGGTATATCTGGAGGATCGGCGGGTCTTGGATACCCTCCGTCGCTTCTTCGGCCTCCTGAACGATGAGCGCCGCGACACCCTCAAATGTAGTGGCGATGGCTTCTACCAATTGTGTCAGCGTGACGGATGGCATGGTTATCTCCTAATTAACCGCGAAACGAACTGACCAATCATCGCAATGATACGTTCGGTATTCTTTACCAGGGCGTTCTGCAAGAATTTGCGCGGCTCCAAGCCGCCCCGCCGCCAGATGGCCCTTGCGACTACGTAGCCGCTTGCCGCGCCATGCCGCCGTGCCCACGTTTCCAGGGCGGAAGGCGGGGGGAAGTTCACCGGGGGATTTCCAGCAGGCGAGCCTGTTCCAAGCTCCATGAACGGCGCGTATACCACCCGCGAGCCAGCCGCCCCCTCGACGACGTTCCCGTCGTGTCGAACTTCTGGCAGTAAGCTGGCGCGTAGCAGCCCCTCGTCCACTGGTGCATCACGCCGGGCGTCCCCTGAAACGAGCGTAGCCGCCTGGAGCATGTTCTGCTCCATTGGTGGCCCGGAAAGCGCCTCAGCCATTCCTGCGATGTTCCGCGCCACTTCTTCCGCGCCCCGCATACTGGCCTCCAGAACGATTCCGCTCATATTGCCATCCGTATCATCTGCGACAGCATCAACTGGACGGCCTCGTCAAGCCCCTTAAAATACTGCAACTGCTCGAACTCCCCCTTCGCAATGCTGTCAGCCCAGGCCGCCTCTGACCGCTTGAGCCACCGGGCGGTCTGAGCAATGCACGCCTCTTTGACAACCGCCGGGACGGTTGCGGCGTATCCCCACCGCGCCGTGACGCGCACGGTAGGGACGCCGCGCCGCGTCGTTCTGGAGGGCTGCCCAGGTCGGCGAGAGGAGTATTGCCCGGACGTGAAAATGTCATAATCCCCCGTTGCGCTTACCATCAATCCATGAAATGGCAGGCGATTGAACTCTGGAGTAGCCGGGTCACCTGCGAATGCGAGATAGTCCCCGCTTGACCACGCGACATAGGTTGTATCACTTGGAGAATCCTTGACCTCTACCGCCGAAACGGCGATGAACTCATCCACGAACATATAGAAGTCGCCTGTGCCTGTATACAGGCGGGCAACCCCGGCGGCTGGAGCCACAAACCCATCCGGGCGGTTGCAGTATTCATCAATCGCCCTGGACGCCGCCGTGATGAGGGCGGCAATACTGGCGTCCTCGTCGGCGCGGGTTTTATTTATTCGGGTCTTGACCTCAGCAGTCGTTGCATAATCGGCCATTGATTACGTCTCCGGCGGAACGTCCAGATACCCCTCGACGTTAATAGAGCAGTTCCGCGCTTGCCCTGAGATATTTGTGGCGCGAAGAAGATACATTTTGTTGGTGAAAATCCATTCCGACTCACTGCGAACGCTGGCGCCGACAGCCCGCCCGACTGTCCCAGCCGGGAGCAGGCCCTCCTGCAACAGATTTCCGAGGGCCGTGATGGTAGGGCCGTAGAATGCCCTGAGCGGGGCGCTATTGGATGAGCGCCTGTTCATATTGATCACAGGGATTTCTGTGCCGGGATTTGAAACGGTTGTATCCTCATAGAACGACAGGCGAAATTCCCCGCCACCGCTCACGACCGCTCGAATGTGGAACTCCGAATCCGGCGGCCCTGCAATCAGCAGATTGGCATGACTGCTGTCGGCTACAGCCAAATAAACGTGCGAGATGGAAAACATGAGGCCGCCGTGTGCCTTCTCGTGAGCGTAGTCAATGGTTTGCATGGCGAGGCCGTCGCCAATTCCACCATCCCCATCGTCGTCATCGTCAGGGCAGTTGACGCGAATGATGGAAGCGTTATAGGTCACGAGGGCATGTGTCCCATTTGTGAGCCGCTTGTACCACGACTTCATGTCTGCTGGTACAGCCTCGTGCTGGCGTAGAATAACGTCGGTTTTTATGTCCTTAGCCATCAGTCAATCCTCCACTTATCACCGGGGGCATAGTCCACGCGCCGCTTCAACACACCGTCCGTGCGTGGCGCGGCCTTCGCAAACTCGTAGGGGATTTCGGTGTTGTGTTTGCGCCCCGTCAGCAGCGCCCGCCCCGCTTTATTCGGCCAAACCTTTTGCCACTCGTGAATGTGGTCAAAGCCGACCATCCCCATCCATGCTTTCAAAGCCCCCACCGATGGGAGATGGGTAATCGTTGGCTTATCGTGGAATGTATGCGGCCAGAAAATCTGAACAATCGGAAGGTCGCGTAACTTTGGATTACGGACGATTTCGGCCTCAACAACCACCCCGCCGTCCATAGCACAAAGTTCCCACAACTGGCGCATCATACGGAACTGCTCGACGTTATGGTAAATCACGCCGCAGCACCACACGAGGTCGAATGGCTCAAAGGCGCTCGTATCCAGGTAAATCAGGTCACCCATCACGAGCCGGGCGTTACAGGCGCTCTGAACCTCCGGAAGCCATTCCTCCGGGTCGCGGGCCTTGATATGCGTCTCCGGGCGCTGTACCATCACGAACTCGCTCGGATGCAGATAGTGGGCAATCTGGCGAGAATGCACGCCGTGTCGCGGGCCAATTTCCAGGACGCGCTTGCCCGCGAAATCATCCAGCCATCCGGCGTTCCACAGCCGAACGAACTCGTGTTCAAAACTGCCAGCCCTGCCAATTCGCTCAGGCATTTTTCCCCTCCAGTAGCCCCGCCTGTTTACAGGCCGCCACGACCTCGTCCCAGTTGGCGACCGTTTCGGAAAGCGGGCGATTATTAACCTTCCGCAACCCCGCCGCGCTCATCGGAAGGTGGCTGATTCCCAGGAACTCGCAGAGGGTGTCCCGCGCGGCGCGTGGAAGCTCGTTCGCTTCCGCGTTCTCGCCTCCTACGATGTCGGCGTATGTCAGAGGTAAGACATTCAGGTTGTATCGCGCCAGCGCCGCCGCGATACGCCCCTGTTCCTTCAGAATTTGCTCACCCCGACGGATAACGTGCGCCGGGTCAATTACCGCGTGCGGCGCGTCCAGGGGTTTGAATGTGTGGACGGCGTAGTTTTTGATAATCCCCTCGTGCCAGTACATCCGGTTTATAATGTCGGACACCGCCGTCGCAATGACATCGTTCCGGGTGAGATGAATAACACGCACCTGGCGATTAGCACATGCTGCCAGAATCTTCTGATTCAACTGTCGAGCCGTAACCCGGCAGGCCGTCACCTCGTAACCCGGCTGTTCCCATATCGCCTGCAAAATGGCGAGCGGGTTGGCGCATGGGAAATGGCGATACCAGGGCGAATGTACCTGAGCCAACGGTTCCGAACGTGGGCAAAATACCGCCGGATGCGTAGACAGGCAATGCGCCAGGAACGTTCCGCCACTACGCACGTGCGCTACGATTAGCGCCGGGCACATTGCGCCCCATTCGAGGCGGCGCTTTCCAAGCGCCGTCCGTTCGCGTTTCTCTGGCTTTGGTTTTTCGTCTACTTTGCGCGACGAGACTGACCCTTTACCCATTCGTTTGCTTGTCTCCATGCTTCTTTCGAATCTAACCGGACACCGCGTCCGATGCGCCCGCGCCAGCGCCGCGCCCGCATCGGGAAATGTAAAATCGCGGCGGCGCGTTCCTTGTCCTTATATTTCGGGAATAGGTTCCACTCATTTCCAAGCACCACCATCCGTAACGGATGCGCATACAATGCGCGGATAAGGCCGGGCTGGTCACGCTGTCCGTACTTATCCCATTCCGTAAACCAACGCTTGAAGAACGTCTTGGTTCTGGCACAGCGCCGGAACGCCCATACCCCGCCGTTCAGTGCCAGCGTTTCTTCTGTCGCGGCTTTCCCTACGGTCACGATATGCTCCTCGTCCTGACCCGTCCTGTGCATGTGTTTTAGCAGGTCATGCCGATGAGGGTCTTTCGTAATGACAAACTCCCATCCATCGGCCAGGAGCTTGAAAAACAACGTCGCGTCCCCGATTACTTCGGTGTCCGCATCCAGATAGAGAATGTATGTCCATCCCGCCGGGGCTAACTCGAATACCTTGAGTTTGGCAATTCGCCCGCCAATATCACGGTCGGGAGCCTCGATAAATACGTCTTCCCCCGCTCCGAGCGGCGCGTCAGAAACAACCGCAACCGGGACGTTAGGCATATTTCGCTTGGCCCCCCGGATGCTAAGCGTAGCGGCCTTCCGTGCTGGCACGCCGAAGGCGACGTAATAAATGCCACACCGCCCTTCCCAGGGCGGGAGCGTGTCACCTTCGGCTACCTCCTGAACTCCTGTATCCCTGGTAACACCTTCGAATGCCTCTTTGTGCGCTGCTGCCCATTGAGCCGGGCCATACCGCGCGGTGACAGCCCGAAGCGCCTCGCGGTCGAGCGTAGGGTATTCCTCAAGCGCCAACCGCGTACACGAAATCAGCCCTTTCGCATCCCCTTTCGGGTAACGATAAATACCCCGCACTGCGGGAAGCTCGTCGTGCAAGCCGACATCGTTTGGGATAACGACTGGTAGTCCACACGCCAGCGCCTCCAGCGTCCCCATAGGGCCGCCTTCCACAAGCGACGTGCAGACCCATACGGTGAGGCCCTGGTAAAAGCGCGGCATCTCACTCCATGTATACCGTTTGGTTGGGACAGGCCAGCCCCGCCCCGACGCCTGAAACGTGGCATCGGCTCCCAGGGCCTTCGCCAGTTTTCCCATTAGCCCTGAGCCTTTCCGGTTTGTATGGTAGGTAAATCCAGAAGTCCCCACAACCGGGTGGCGGGGGAACGCTACGGGAACGAACCGCTCACGCTCCAGGGGTAGGGGGGCAAGTGTAGTTGGGCCGAACTCCTCTATCATTGCCCCGTATTTCCACGCCGTTACGACGCGAACGTCCATGATTTCCGCGACCACGTCCCACAACCGCGCCTTATCCGCCGCGTTCTCCTCACGATGCGTGAGGTAAGCCGCAAGCGGAGTGGCCTTGAAACTGCGATGCAAGTCCCACTCGAAGTAGCCGCAGAAGTAGTTCAGTGCAGCGTCTCTGCGAGGAGCCGCCCCGACAGTCCAGCCGTGTACATCCGCCAGGATACGTACCATCCTGGGGATAACCCGGTCGTCCTTTGGGTTCCGACAGACTACATGGACGTTGGTCACAATTCCCTCGCCTCACCAAAGCGGTGTTCTACGATTTCCCCATCCACGCCATTCCAATCATTTCCAAGCAACCAAAGCCGCAGAGGAACGCGCTCTAAAGCACGCACAAAGGCGGCCTGGTCGGCGGTGGCGTAACTACCCCACTCATCGCGCCACGCCCCAAAAAAGGCCCTTGTCGTGTCACTACGAGCCACAAAAAGCACCCCGCACTGATACTGCACAAGTGGCGCACCGATGGCATCGAAGGTTTCCGTCCGCTCACGCGCCTGCACGTGCTCGAAAGCCCTGTTGCCCTGAAACCCTGAAAGCGCCAGGGCCATATCCCACCCGTCCTCCACGATAGCGAAGCCGGGGGTTGGGTCGCCATGAATGCGTGTATCCGCGTCCAGGTACAGTAGGTAATCGTAATCCGCCATCAGTTCCAGCATTGCCAATTTCGTCAGCCGCCCCCCCTGGTCAAGCCGGGGGTAATCTACATGAGCCGCCGGGGGGATAGCCCGGTCGCCAATAACTGTAATCGGCAAGGTACAGCCCGTAGCCTGAAGGCTGGCGATGCTCTTTGCCGCTGTCAGGGCCGCCCGTTGGCCGTAAACGACATAAACGATGCCCCTACGCTGTGTCACCTGGTACAGTCACCACCAAATCTTCCCCACCGGGGATAACGAGCCGGGCAGAGCCATTTGGCGTAATGTACATATCATAGAATGGCCGATCGCCGACCAGGATAAACGACGTTTCGCCGATGACGATATGAACATGATGGCTCACGCAGAGCCCAGCCAAATCGCCTAAGAAACTGCCGAGTGCATTCTTATCGAGTTCGCTTGGCATTTATCTCCCCTCCCCATCCGGGTGGACACGAGCAGAGAATTGGCCTGGCGCGGTAGATGGCTCGCAGGAAGGCCAGTTTGGGTTCATCCGCGTCAATCAGTTCCTCTTTCCAAAACTCGATTAGCTGCCGAGTTTCCGGGCATACCCGGAGGAACACCAGTCCGGGCTGGTAGACCATAATTCGCAAGTCGTGCGTAATGGCCTGTGTCCTGGCCCGGTCGGCTTCGGAGCCAATCTCCGAAGCGAGGGTATCGTAGCGCCAGAGTGGGACGACCACTTGCCAATTGTCCAAGCGCATCATGCCCCAATGAACTACTTCCGCCCGCAATCGCACCGAGGGATGCCAGAGGAGCGTCTTGCGGTAGGGCGTGGATAGGCTCCCGACAGTGACCGCAACCTTATTCTCAAAGAGTTCGGCTACCTGTTTCTGCGCATGGGGCGCATTGGTCAAAATGACGATTCCAGTGTCCGATGTAAGCGCCGTCAGTTCCGTCGGCTTGTGCCCAACCGCTTCCGCCGACCCGTCGGCAATCCACTGCATTGCCAGGTAGCGCCCAACGTGTTCCCCAACCTGAATCCAATCACCGGGCTGGTAAACCTCAACCCGCCCCGCCTTCTCGATGCGCTTTACGGTAGTTAGTCTAAGCCACATATTATTCAGAGGGTGGTAGGGGGCATGAACACCCCCTACCACCGCACTATGGGTTAATCCACGATTTCATCCCACAGCGCCTCGCTACCAGGTGCGTAGCGTGGCACAGTGCCGAAGATGACGACTGAACAGTAAACCGCGTTTACCCCGATGGTAACTTCGAGGTTAACGTAATCCCTGTCCAGTCCGAGGCCGTCCGGATTGGTGATTTCTTCCGAACGCAGGTTGATGAGGACGAGGTGGTCATTGCCATCCGCCGCTTGGGTAAGCTGAGCCGTCTCCTTCAGGTCGTAGGCATCAGTTCCCGCGTCGTCGGTCGCAATTTCCATGTCCACATCGAACGTCGCCCCGGCAGCCATTGCGCCAATCTCCACCAGTGCCCAGGCGCGATGGTAGCCCGCCAGCGAGACGTATCCTGTATCGTAAACGCCAGCCCCCCGGTTGACCGGGTAGAGGACAGCGAGCGGGACATGCCGTTCTTGTACTGCTTCTGTATAGCCCATATTACCTCCTTACGAGCCGCCGCCCGCGCCCAACTTCACGAACGGGCTGACCTGAGTCGTCCCATCACGGAAGGTGAGCGGAGCCGAGAGCCAGGGCTGACCATCCACGCGGTGGACGGCTCGCCAACTCGTCTGGTCTTCCCGCCAACGGTCAAATTGAGTCGCCTCGACGGTTGTCGCCTGGCGGTCACCAATCAGATAGTAGGCCGGGTCAATGAGCAGGATGTCGCCTTCGGAGCCGAGGAGCGGCAGTTTCTCGGTGAACATGATGGGGTAGCCCAACAGCCGACCAGGGATACCCCCGGAAGCATCCTGGAGCCAGACGTAAGCAGGGTTGCCCGCCGGGCCACTCATCAGTGCGAGGTCAGAGAGCACGCTCTGGCTCGCTACCCACATACCACTCGCGCCAGGCAGGAAGCGCTGAAGCATCCCCACCACGTCGTCGTAGTTCACGTGCCCTGCAACAGCACGCGGGGCGGTGATAGTGGCCGCCGCCGGGACGATACCGAGCGGCATACCCGCGCCCGTGCCTGTCAGGAAGCGGTAATCCTCTTCCCAGGCAATCGCGCCCGTGAAGCCGAGCGGACTGTTGAAGAAGTCGGCCAGGGCAATGGCGCTGTCGGCGAGCAGTTCGTCTGAGGCCCGCGTATAGCCAATCAGTTTGTGAGCGACCAGTTCAATCTGACGGAAGGCAGGTTCACTCTCGGTTTTCTGTGCGGCTTCTTCCGCCCAAAAGACCTGGATGCCGCCGAAGAAGTTACACTTCGAAGTCGAGGTTCCAGTCTGGTCGAGCACCGGAATCTGGACGCTGCGATTGCGCATCCGAATGACCGTTGCACGCGGGCGGATGATGGCCCGCTCCGCAGCGACACTCAGCAGTTGCGCCTGGAACTCTGTCGGAACGAGAAAGCCCCCCGTTGCGCCGACCGCTTCGGCCAAGTCCTTCCGGGCTGCCGGAGCCATTGAGGCGACGATGGCCTGCGCTTCCGCAGCCTCACCCCGGTCGGGGCGAAACGGCAGCAGGCGCGTATCGGCCAGTTGACCCGTCGCGCGACTTACCCAAATCGCGTGCAGGAACTCGCCGAAATTCCGCCAATCCGATGGAGCCGGGGCGTAATCCCCTCCTGGTGTAGCGCCCGCGTTACGAGCGACTTCCAGTGAGGAGCGCAGTTCGCTGAGCCGCGCCGACCGCTGGAACGCCGCTTCGGCTTCCGCCGTGAGGGCGTCCACTTGCTCAAGCTGCTCCGGGGTGGTATCTGGATTCTCCAGGATGGCGATGGCTTGCTGTCTCAGGGTTGCGCCCCTCGTAAGCCAATCGTCTTCCCGAAGGGGAATAGGTTGTGTTGCCATAAAAATCCTCCTCTAAACTACTGTAGGTTGTCGAGGCGCTTACGCCGCGCCTCAATAGCGTCTTTGAGCGCCCGTACATCTTCGGTGGGTATTTCCCCTTCGGGAGATGGCCCGGCCTTCAGGTCGGCGCTGTCCTGGGCGGGCGCTGCTGGCGACCCGGCCCTTTCTTCAATTTCGAATGTCAGTGTCAGGCCGCGCAAGGCGGCCTCCTTCCTTATCGCATCGTAAAGCCCATGAATCTGCTCTGGCGCCATCCCCTCCAGAGCGGTCACGTCCAGGCTCATCGTAATGGTACGGCTCTGAAGTAGGGCGTTTGCCCGCGAAATGGCATTTAGCAATTGCCCGGCGGCGTCTACCACCCCGCGTATCTCCAGCGCCACGTCCAGGGAAACTTCCCAGGGCGGTACGATGGTGTCGTCGTCGAACTCCTCGCGCATTCGGGCGTACCAGGTGGAGAGTTGCCTCTGGATAGCCGCCTTATCGCTGTCGGGGATGTCTGTCCCATCGAGGCGCTGCGCTACGGCAAATAGCCCGCGCGGGATGGCCGTCGCCGTCCCGTCTATTACATCCACGTAACCGAGCTTGTAGCTGCCGAACTGGTCGGCATTCTCCTGGTCAAACCAGAAAAACCCGTTCCGGTAGCGGGCGCTCGGAGCCTCCTCGGAATCAGAAGCGGTTCGCCAGCGCCGTTCCGCGCCCGCGCCGTCCCAAGCCCGCGCCCTGGCGGCCAATGGATACGATTGGAGCGCGGGGACCCGCTTGTGTTCACCCGCCCCTAAGTCGGCAGCGCCGGGCTGGAGACTGCGGGCATTGAGCGTTTCGGTCGCCGGGTTTGCGCCCCATATCACCGGAGAGTATTCCCACAGCCGCACTTCCTTGATTACCCGCGTCGGGAGTTCGTCCAGCATCTCCTCAAAACTCTTTGGCTCGCCGTCGGGGTACTCGGAGTCTATGATGTCAAATCCGATTGACCACTCGTTGACCGCTCCAGCCGCGATACGGGAAAACACTTCCCGCCCGCGTTCGGTATCCATCAGGAATTGTGTGCGCACGAGCAGCCCGCCCGTTGCGTCCGGGAAACGCCCCCTCACCGCTTTCGGGAGTTCGCGCTTCTCGACTTCCCGCATTTCCAGGGGAATACCAATCACCGAAAGCGTCGTACTGGTATCGTGCGCATCGAGGACACGCACCTTTGGCCCGCGCTCTACAAGGGTTTTGGCGAACGCGCCCTTTTTGATGATGTCCTGGAAGGCATCCCTCACCCCTGTAACGCTGACAATCGCCTCGACGATGCCCTGCGCTTTGTCTACGACGCGCGTGTAACCGGGTGTAATGGCCTTGAACACGTCAGGGCGTTTATCCGACATGGAACGCCGCATGGACGGCTCAGGCCTCCGTTCGGTCAACAGTTCCCGGTAGCACGTCTCACAAGCGAATGTATTGCTGAACGTACCGCCAAGGCGATACGCCCTACCGCGAATAACCCGCTTACACATCGCACATCGTTGTTCTCTCTTTCTACTCATATCATTCCCCCCTACAAAATAGGAGCCATCGCGCAACGGCAGTTCATCGCTTCTTCAAGTGGCGCACCCATCGAAAGGTCGCCGGGGTACATCATCTGATACCCCGCGACGTTAAATGGCTGCCGAACTGGTTTTATTTGCCCGTTAGTCATCGCGTGGTCAGGCCGCACGCGGTCATCCATTGTGGCGAGCCACTGCTTCAGTGGCACAGCCGCCGCCCCGAAAATGCCGAGGCTGGCGAGGTTGTACGAGCGTATCGTTTCGTACCGGGCAATCAGTTCCGCCCGCCAGTTTGGCAGCCGCTCCAAGAGGAAGCTCTCATCCGGCGACCCGCCCTCAATCCAAACCTCAAAGAGCGACTGAAGCTGGTTTTGCATCCGCTCAATGCCCCACCCGTTCTCGATACCCTGCTGAATAGCCAGCCGGATATGCTCTGTAGTTGTCCCGGTGACGGCCTGAGCGAACTCTATCGGGTAGTAGCGCATCATTTCGCTGGCGACGAGCGCCGGGTCGCCGATTGGAATTATCCCGACGACCTGCCACCTGTCGAGCGCGGTATCGAACATGCCATTAGCAAGCTGCATGGCGGCGTCCTGCCAAATTGGATTGGAGCGGGTATTAAGGTATTGTAAAGTGTCATCGAGAAAGACCTTGTAATTCACACTCCCACGCCGCGCCCGCGCGGCGACCTGCTCACCGTGCAATAGCGCAAGGATGGCGGCCAATTCGCGGCGGAAATTCCCTTGCGCGACCCGCTTGAATTGGTTTTCATGGCTGGTAGCGGCGCGGTCGGCTATACGCCACAGCAATAGGCACTGCTCAGGCGTCCAGGGGGACGTTACTTCTGCGGATACCACCGGGGATAGCGCCTGCGCTTCGCTGACCTCCACCTCTTCCTCGTCAGGTTCTTCTTCATCGTCAGCAGGCGGCGTAGTGGAAGGGGTACGCCCGGCAGGAACCAGTGATATGGGCATGTAAGAAATATCGCCGCCGGGGCTGCTTCCTGCCGGAAGCCCAACGATTTGCGCAGCCTGGTCGCGGGGATAGCCGGAGTTAAAAAGCGCCTGGAATGCCGTCACGCGCGTCAGGGCACGCTCTTGCATGGCAGGGACTTTGGAATAATCAAACCCTGGGAACGCCCCACCGCCGGAAAGGGCGTTAACCAATTCTGTCTCATACATCTGCGCTTCCGGGATGAGCGTGTCTTCCCATACCGCGAGCCGTGCCTGAGCATAATTCGAATAGGTCGAATGCGTCAATCCGACCCGCGCTCCGACGAGAATTGGCGGGACGCCGAGGGCCGCCAAGATACGCGACTCGTTTCGCTCGTCCAGCGTATCGAATGACATTTGGTCAAACGTGGGAACGATGGGCGTGTATTTTAGCCCCCGCGCCAGAACGCCAACCCTCTCGGCCCAATTGCGATACCCACCGTACCGCTCACCCCACCGCGTCTGGATGGTGGCGATTTCGGCCTCGCTTAAGTTCTGGTCTGTCTCCAGTAGCCCCATGAACAGCGCCCCGCCCTCGAAGAAAATCTTGAGGAAATCGGTCGCCGCATTGTCCACATCCGCCGACCGGGCGGCGGAACACAACGGGGATAGGCCATAGCCTACGCCCTCCCAAGGGTCAAGGGGGTTGGGATATTTAATATGAACGAGGTCTTCGGGGAGAAAATGAACAGCGTCCTGTATCGTACCACCACTCGGTATCCAGCGATACCCGGCAAGCCCTTCCGGCCCCATGAGGATATTCACCCGGTCTGGCCGCAGCGTGTACATGGCCTGAATGCCCGTCCGCTCACGGACAAGGCCAATAAAAACGTCGCCTGAAAGATTCAGGTATACGTGCGATAGTGTCAAGAATTGGCTGATGCCCTGGACGCGATTGGGCCGTCGGAGCAACACCGCGAGCGGGTGTCTGTCTGGAGCAGGTTCCGGGTTGTCTTGCGTTCCAATGTAGGCGCGAAGGGGAATGCTGCCAATGGCCCGCGCCTTGAACTGAATAGCAGTGAAAATCGGGGAGTTCTTTGTGTAGCCTTCTGTAGCCAGCCCCTCGTAGTCCACCATACGCCAAGTGGGGGTTGGTTGCCGGAGGGCGAATTGACCTAATTCAACAGCGCGGCGAAAACCGGGGGCAAGAGCATGCAGGAGCCGCGAGTCGGCTAACACAACTCGCCAGGCCAGTCTCAATCGCTGCGGGAGGGTCAACTGCGACAATAAAGGCTTGCGCCCGAATGGGCACACACAACCGGGTGTACATTCGGGCGCATTGTGAAGACCTCACGCGCACTCGCATCACAGACACCGATAGTTTAACAGATTCCGAAGGAGTTGTCAACACCGTCACACCCCCCTGCCGTGACGTGGTGCGATATGCGAGGCGATTTTGGCCGTTTTTGGCAGGGGGGCGGTGTAATTCCCTACACGGATGGGAAATCGCCTAAAATCAGTCCCCCTCAGTGGGGGCGGTATCGTCCCCGGGTTTAGGTTCTTCACAAGCCATCAGTTTTTTCTCAAATCGGTTTACCATCTCCCGGAATCTGGATACCCATTCCCGCGCCTCAACCCAGTGTGAAACCGCCAATAGAACTGGTTCCATATTAGTTACACTGGATGATGGCAAGTATCCGAAGTCACCCAGGAAATCCCAATCCTCGCCTGAGCGAGACGACGTGATAAGATCACTCAACAGTTTCCATTCCTGCGCAGTCAACTGGACGATGACTTCTCTCTCTGGATTTGCCCCAAGGAACCTCATTGTTCTTCTCCTTCCACCCCCGCCTTGCCTGGGGGCGGCGTCAACACTTTCCGCAACAGCGCCGCCAGCGCCTCCTCGTGCCCTATTTCGGCCAGCCGGGCAATGGCGATGTCGTTCGTATGCCGTTCCCCGTGATGGCGGGAAACGACGCGCAGGACGCCATCGCGAACTTCGGCATACGGAAGTCCACAATCGCACTTCAGAACGACGATATTACTGCTTACTACGTTTCTGGTCATGTCGTCGGGGCGGTGTTATCTACACCCTGCACTGGATAGCCAAGCGCCCGCTTGGCACGTTCGATTGCCGCCTGCATCTCAACAATCGCCATTCGGTGCTCGACCCAAAGCGCCACGAGCTTGAGCGCACCGTCCAGGTCAGCGCTCAGGTCGGCTGGCTTCTGGAATATCTCACCCCACGAGTATCCCTGAGCGGCTTGCTGAAGGGCAAAGAGGATTTTGTGCTCGTCTTCGCTCATTGTCACCATAAACCCGCCCTCTACAGTTTGCCCGGTTGTTTTCATTGTCCCCTCCTAATTTTTACTGGAAGTAAGTGGCCGCCCCGGCCCTGAGCCGCCTGCGATCAAATCGTAGATGGCCTCCAGGGCGTGCTGGATGCCCCCCAACCGCGTCCGTAACTCTTTGCCCGTCCCCGCAATGACGATGGCGATTAGCACAATGCTCATCACGAGAATGGCCTGGAAAATGCAGGAGCCGATGAGATACCACTCAGGCAGCATCTTGTTCTTTCCCCCCGTCATCATTTTCATTTCGAATAGACCACTTGACTAACCCCGGCGAGAACACCAAGTCGAATAGCCGCTCACAAACCACTTTATCGGGAGAAGTCGAAAGCCCCGTAACCTTCGCTACGGCTGCATCCGCGCTGAGTTCGCCGAACAGGCGTTCGTTGAACACGCATTGAATGAGCATCCCACGAGCGGCCTCCACGTCCACGTCAACATCAAGCACAAGGTTCATTGTCCTTCTCCTCGTCAATCGTCGCAAGGGCCTCATGGATACGCACAATCAAACATTCGGGGGTGTGACCGTACCCTTCCCCGACATCCTGGTAACACCATTGACACTGAAAACTGGGTCTACCATCTTGATACATAGTTTCTATCGTTCCGGCTGGTATAAGTTTATCCCCGACGAGGGCGGGAATTTGCGAGTCCGCGACCACCTCCCAAAGCAACCCTTCCAACTCGCCTTCCTTCTCGATCAATCGCCAGCGAAGCGTCTCGCTGGCGATGCAATCCGCTACCGCCGCAGCCTCCTCGCTTGAAAGGGTAGGGGCAAGGAGCCAAATATCCCCCTCCGTTACAAGGCGGGCGCATCGCCAGCACAACCAGATACTATGGCGAAGTCCCTCGCCAAGTTCATCCGCGACGCATGGAACACCATGCCATACCATGTTCAAGTTCTTTCCAGCGCCCTTCTCATCTTTAGTCTTCGCGCCCATATTTCCTCCTTGAAAATCGGTAACGATATTATGGAATATCGGGAATGGGCCGCCTCAAAACCAAGCAACCGTAAATCGGCCACTGGGTGGGCAAGCCCAATTCCTCATATCGTCGAGAAGAAAAAGGTGGCCGTCGTCGGTGATGGCCCACCTTGTGAGGCCATCGTAATGGATATCGTTTGCCCACCCTTCTGTAATGACTATCTCACGCAACCTATTATCATCAATCGCACAATGACGGCCATTTCGAACTTCTTCCACAAGAAATCGTTTGCGCATCAATCGGTATCCCTCCTATCAAGCCGCCGCTCACCCCACATGACCATCACAAGAAATAAGGCGGGGGCCAGTCCCAGGGCTATTCCAATGCCAATAGTTCTAATGATGTCACTGATTGCAAGTTGTATCGCGCTGCACATTGCGCCCCCTCTCTTTTTCTCCACGCACAAGCCTAGTCATCATCATCTTCCTCATCATCAAATTCGCCACGCCGTGAAAGCATAGCGAAGTGAAACGCCCCGGAATCCTCCCCACGTTCAAAGCCAATCCAATAGCCAAGCAAGAATGAGACAACGCCCACCGCCAACGCGCACATCAGAAGTCCAAAGATTACAAGGTAATCCATCTCGCCGTCCTTTCATCCACCTGCCCTACTATATGGCAGGAGCCACACCGTCACCCGCCAGGGTATCCGAAACTCATCCACGCCGTCCATCAATACTACTGCCATCGCCGCCCGGCCTGGCATGGGTTGCCAGTGGTGGCTCGTGACCACCCATCCGGGCGCTGGCGTATTGGCAATATCCACCGCCCGGCCCTGTATCTGGAAGATGGCCCGCCAATTGTTAATCGTCTCCGGGTCGTAACCCTCGCGAGTTATGACCGCCTGGAGATAC